AGCGGCGCGGCGACGTTGGCCAAGTGGGCGACGACGCTTGTGAAGGAGGCGCGATGAGGATCGCGATTGTGCTTCTGGTCAATGCGCTCGTTTGGACGGCGCTTTGGCAGCTGGCGTCAGCGATGGCCGAGTTCCGATGACCTCGCCAGCGCGGCAGCGGTTGCTGGACTTGGCGCAGAAGCTGGAGGACAGGGTTCCTCTGACGCCGAAGGAAAAGGCTTTTCTCGTGAGCGCCCTGTTAGCGATCAGCTTGGGCGTGGACGCCAATGAGGCGCTGTGGCTTAAGGACCGCAAGCCCAGGTAGCTCAGTTCGGTAGAGCGCTGCGTTGAAGGCGCAGGCGTCGGAGGTTCGATTCCTTCCTTGGGCACCAACCAACATGCCAGATTCATCGAGCGCTTGCGCGGCTCGAAACCGGGCGTGTTCGCTTTCGCCTATTGGCTCAACTCGCGCGGCTACTGGGTCGAGATTGCGCCGACCAGGGAAGCGCCGTGCGCGGCCGAGCACCCGCAGTACATCGACGGCGGGGACCTATTCGCCTGGAAGGATGGTCCGAGGCTGCGAATCGAGATCAAGACGCTCGGCGTCACCTTCAGCGGTCGAAACGATTGGCCCTATCCCAATGTTTTCGTCGCCAGCGCGATGTCGGTCGATCGCGCGATCGGCGAGGTCTATGCCTGGGTGAGCGTGAGCCATGACCTCGGCGCCGCCGTGATGATGGAGGCGACGACGTTTGGGACGTGGACCCGCACAACGAAGACCGCCAGCAATACCGGGAATGACGAGATCTTCTACGCGGCCCCGATGGAGGGGGTGAAATTCATCAAACTGGCTCAGAGTTGACACTAGTTGACACCATCTTGACGGTTTCTGCGGTTGGTGCAAGATGGCGTTGCCGATCCGAAAGGGAGGCGCGTCAACAGGAGTAACGAATGGCCAATACAGCCACGTACAAGGAGGTCAACGATCCGGCCTATCGGATCGATGAGGTCGATCAGGCCAAGGAGCGCATCGCAGGGCGTTTCCGCCGCAAGATCGAGCTGGTTCAGCTGATCAATCGGTCGAAGGGCGAACTCTATGCCATGGAGATGGAGGACGCTGCCGATCGGTATCTCATCAAGGAGCTGAACAAGTCGCCGTACAGCTCCCTGAAGTCATACTTCAAGGTCGAGACCCGCAACCAGCCTGAGATGCGGAACTAAGGGGAAGGGCCGCTTCGGCGGCCCTTTTCATTTCTGGGCCTTGACGTTTTGCAGATCGTGCAAATATGGGCGAAACCACGGCCTACCGTTGGCTATTACAACAGCAGGAGTCGAAAATTGAAAACATCCCCTGGCGCGGGCGAGAAACCCGCGCAACCCGGCGATCAGCTCGCCGACAAGGCCTCCAAGCACGTCGACCTAGCGGCGGCTTTGGAGACGCGAACTAGCTTCACGAGCTTCGATACGTGGATCGTCGGCCTTTCGCCCCTGATCGTTCACTCTTGGTCGATAAAAGCCAAGCTGGAGATGCTGACCAAACAGGTCAAGGCGCCCAAAGGCCAGGGGCGCGCGCAGCGGAACCCCGAGAAGAATTTCGTCGACAGCTTGTACGAGATGCGCCCCGATCCGGTGACCGGCCTGAAGCGGTTCGGCTTCCCGGCGACCGGCGTCAAAAAGGCGATTCTGAGCGCTGCGCACCGGGACAAGGGTTTGGCGCGAACCATTGTCATTAGCAGCCTGTGGCTCGACGCCGAGTGGGTCCCTGTCAAGACCGCTTATGCGGACGCGGCCTGCAATCTGCCGCTGGTAAGGGTTTACGGCAGCGATCCGCGCATGCGCGAGGACATGGTTCGCGTCGGCGCCGGTCTGAACAAGAGGGCCGATCTCGCCTATCGGGCTGAATTTACCCACTGGGCGATCAACATCAAAGGCCGCTTCAACGAGGCGACCATGAACACTGCTCAGCTCGCCTTCCTCATCAACGAGAGCGGGCTCTCCACGGGCGTCGGCGAATGGCGCAACGAAAAGTCGGGCATGTTCGGCGCTTTCGAGCTGGCGAACGCTCAGCAGGAGGCGGCATGGCGCGCCTTCGCCAATGGGACTGGCCCCCTGCCCGCATCGGGCGATCTAGCCATAGCAGCGGAGTGAGCCGAAATGGAAAAGTATGCAATCCGAGACGGCCAGATTGTCGTCTTGCCGAACGCTGGCCAGTTCAAGGCCAACGTGCAGGCGATCGGCGAGACGCTCGCCGAGGTTGCTCGCGCGCACGACGGCAGGCTGGAGGCGGAAGATGTCGTTGAGGCCGCGCGCGATCCGGCGAGCCCGCTGCACAACCATTTTGAATGGGACGATTCGGTCGCTGCGCATCAGTATCGACTGACGCAGGCGCGGCAGATCATCAGGGTTGTGCGGGTTGAAACTGGACCGCAGGAAATCAAGCGAGCATTCATCAGCGCTCGCACCGAGGAAGAGGGCCGGAGCTACCGGACCTTAGAGGATGTTGTGTCGTCGGGGACGCTGCAACGCAGCCTTCTCGCCGATGCGGAACGGGATCTGACGGCGTGGCTAAGGCGTTACGGCGACCTCGTGGAGGTCGCTGCTATGGCCGTTCTGGTTGAAGAGGCCAGAGTGGGCATCGCCGAGTTGGTGCGCCGGCAGACGACACCGGAGAGCGAAACCTCTCCGGCGTGAGGCAAGGCGCGGCAGGCAGGGCGCGGCGCGGCCAAGCAAGGCGAGGCAATGCGGGGCTTGGCTTGGCAAGGCAGGCGAAGCATGTCGATGCAAGTCTGGGCGCGGCTAAGCGCGGCGAGGCAGGCATGGCTAGGCGGTGCGGGTCACGGCTTGGCTAGGCGGGTCAAGGCAGGCATGGCGTTGCAAGGCCCGTCATGGCTTGGCAACGCTTGGCACTGCAACGCGCGGCAGGCGTGGGAGGGGGCGGCTTCGGCCGCCCCCTTTTTTCTTTCAAAAACGGAGTCGAAAATGTCCGCCCGCGCGAGCAATGGCGGTTCGCATACTGACGCCGAGTGGCGCGCGCAGCTGCGGCGCCAGTTCTACCGCTGCAACAACCCGTTCTGCATGTGCGATCTGCGGGCGGACGGTGTCGTCGTCCACCGCGACCACTTCGTCCCGGTGACCAGCGGCGGTACGGACGACATTGCGAACATTAGGGCGATGTGCGGCCCGTGTAATTTGCGCAAGGGCGCGAAGGCGTGGCGCGTTTTCCTGGCCGAGGAACGCCTCGCGCGCGGTCTCCGCCGTCGGGGCTTGCCCATCTGGCGGATCGGCTCCGTTCTGCTGTTCGCCCTCGGCATGATCAAAGGCCTCGTCGCCGTCCCGCTGGCGATCGTCTTCATCGGCTTCCTGTGCTTGGCCATGTTCGGCCTCGGTTGGATCTCCAGGCTGCTCAACGCCTTCCTCGGCGGCGCCGGCCTCGTGCCGCTGCTGACCTGGGCGTCGCGCGGCCCTCGAATCGAGCGCGTCGGCGCCCTGCTTGGGGCCTTGCTCATGGTCTTGCTGCTGACAGGGCAGGATTCGCGAATAAACGATATCGGTTTTGGCGCGCACGCCAAGCCCAAGCATGAGGCGGGTCCGATCGCGATCCCGCGCGCTGCCTCGCTGCCGCAGAAGGTGCCGTGGCCGCCTAAGAGGCCGTGGTATCTCGATCAACCATTCGGCTCACGACCGACCGGGTGAATGGCTTTCCGGTGGAGCTGACGAAGCCCTGGTTCGCCAGGGCTGCGCGGACCGCGTTGAGCGATGCGCCGGTCTTGCGCAGCTGGCGCGCGATCTTCGTCATCGCCGGGTCCATTTCGTTCCAGCTGCGGCGCCCCTCGCACTTGCCGGTCGCAGCCTTTTTGCGCTCGCGCGCGCCGCGAAGCTTGGCGACCGTCAAAGCCTTGTCGAACTCGGCGACCGCGCCCAGGATCTGCCGGATCAGGACCGCCGTCGGCGTGTCGTCGACAAAGCTTGACGGCGAATCGACGGCGATCAGCTCGACGCCCAGGCCTTGAAGCAGCCGCCAGCCGGTCTCCTGCACCATGAGGTCGCGGGCGAAGCGGTTGGCGGTCTCGACAAGGATCGTGCGGACGCCGTTCGAGGTGATCCGCTGAAGCAGGAGGCCGAAGCCCTCTCGCTGGTCGAGCGGATCGGCGCCGGAGACGGCGGCGTCGTAATATTCGCCGACAAGTTCGATGTCGTTGCGCTCGGCGAACCGGCGAACGGCGCTCTCCTGGCGGGCGAGCGAATCCTTGTCGACGCCGACGTTGGTGGCGGACGAGGTTCGGAAGTAGGCGACGGCTTTTTTCACTGCTAAACTCCTGTTGGCGACCGAGTCGCCTTTCTCCTGTTGATGACGGGGGCCGCCGCGAATCCGCAGGCGCGGCGGCCTTTCTCGTTAGCTGGCGGCGGATCACGAGCACCCCAGGTTTAGTCCCCAGGAGCGGCAAGCCGATGCCGTGTCCGCCTGTTTCTCATATAGCGCATTGCGAGACAGGTTGCAAGTTCTGCAAATCGACGTATCGTGCAAATCAGCGGAGACTCTTGTCCCGCTCGGGCGGTTCGCGAGCGAAACCCGCCCCCCGGATATCGCGATGGGGCCGCCCGTCCTTTTGGAGGAAACCAAGTGAGCGAAACGAAGGAAATTGTTGAACGATTGAACCGTCTGTTGAAGACGGTCAGCCGGGTGATCGGGCTCGATATCGAGGTCGAGGAATCCGGCGATCACCTGATTTTCATCGACGCGGGCGGCGAACCGATCACGAATGACGGCGAAGAAATTATCGCCGCGACGCCGCAAGAGCTTGAGGCGAAGACATTCCTCGTCGACTTTCCCGTTCGGGCGTTCCGGGCGGGCATGATGGCCAAGTATCAGGACATCTCCAGGGCGAGGTCCGAGCCATGAGCGTCTTTCTGGACGAGCTGGACGAGCTGATCGAGTCGACGATCGAGGATGGCTCCATGACGAAGGACGCGATCATCGCCGATCTGGAGCTGAAGGTGGCGATGCTCAAGGAGGAGAAGGGCGACTCATGATCGAGATCGGACGACGCGGATTCATCACTGGGCTTGCCGCTCTCGTCGCCGCTCCGGCGATCATTCGCGTCGCGCCGCTCATGCCGATCTCGACGCGGCTCACCCCGCTCTATGTGCCGATCGATTGGCTCGCGGATGCGATCATCGACATGGGGAATCGGGTTGAGAGGACCGGGTTGGGGAAGCTTGAGAGGATCGAGTTGGAGAGGCTTGAGAGGATCGAGTTGGAGAAGCATGCGTGGTCGAGGCCGCTGGCGGACAACTGGATCAATCTCCGCGATTACGATCCTGACTTCGTCCGGCAATGGACCGGCAATGGCGAACTCACGAGTCCGGAGTACTGGCTGTCATGAGCGACGACTTAAATGGCGTGCCGGACAATCAACTCTTGAATCGCGCCGCGCGACTCAACGCCGAGTTACGTCGAGGGCGTAGACTGGTGAAAGAGGGTGAGGGGATCATCAGGGCAACCATTGGGGAATTTGTCGCCCATCAGAACGAACTCCAGTCTCGGGCGTCCCAACGCCTCGAACAAGAGACAGACAGGTTGGAGACGGTATGAGCGAGCATCAGCTCCGCCAGCAGGCTAAGATCCGCAGCGCTTTCGAGGTGCGGCCCATCCTCGACAGGATCGCGGGCAAGATCGGCGAGTTCCACGGCGTCGTGCTCGGCGTCGGTCATACGCCCGAGGGGCTGTTCTTCATCAACCAGCTCGGCGAGATCGTGCGCGACGGCCCGGTGCACCTGATCGCTTGCAGCGAAGAGGAGATCGGGAGCGGCGAATTTTTGAAATTTTTCACGCCGAGATGCTTCTATGCCGCGCTGTGCGAGGCCTTCGCCCAGGACTATGTCCGGAGGCAGATGGGCGGCATCAATTGACCTTCACGAATCGAGAGCTGGAAAAGTGCGCGGCGCGCGAAGTGGCGATGCGCAAGAACGTGTTCGGCAAACGGGGCATCGGCCCGAAAGAGGAGCGCGAGATCGCCCTGATGGAGGCAATCGCCGCGCATTTCAAAAAGCTTGCCGACCAAGCGCTGGCCGACCAAGCGCTGGCCGGACCGACGGGCGACTTCCCGCACGGCAAGCTCAGCCCTGATGATGAGGGCGGAATCAACGTCGCGCTCAGCCACTTTAACGCTCCGGACGGCACTCGCATGGTGCGGCTAGACTACGGCAAAGAGGTCGCGTGGCTGGCGTTGCAGCGCGAGGAAGCGGTTGCGTTTGCGTCTCTCATCCTGCGACATGCCGGAGTGGGAATCGAGATCGGAGCCATGGGCGATGCCGGCGATCCTAGAGAAGGCGGTCAAAGCCATTAAGAAATCGAGCCCTGGCGTGAACCCGTGGGCTGTGGCGACGAGTACGCTGCAAAAGGCGGGCGAGCTGAAGAAGGGCACGAATCAGCCGACTAAGCTTGGCGTGAAGCGCGGCAAGATGTCGCGCGCAGAGCGGCACGCGAAGCCGCTCGCGATCGGCGGCGCGGCGAAGGCGCCCTCACTCGGGAGAACTGGGCGCCATGGCTGACGAGATCGAACCGACTCAGCCGCCGCCGCCCAAGGCTGCTCCGGCAGTGGACGAAGGGCTTTCCGCCTGGGCGAATCTAGTCCGCGACCATCTTACGGCGCAGAGCGGCGTCGAGATCGTTGGAAAGGACGGTGGATCGGTCCATTTCAAGTTTCGCGGCCAGGAGTTCTCGATGTACATCCAGCGGGTCCGCTAGCCTGCCTCTTGACGAGTCGCCCAGTCGCTGCGCGAAATCCTCGCCCGCAAGTAGGCGAGGAACCCCATGGCCCAATCTCCCCAACGTCCGGCGTCGCCCAGTCGGTCCGCGCCGCCCACCCGAGAACCGCCCCCGCGCCATCCCGCGCAGCCGCCGGCCGCCCGTCCTGGCGTTGCCCAGCGCGATCAGCAGCCCCAGCCGGAACCAGAGCCAGAGAAGGAAGAGAGAGCTGTCAATCCGGCCGAGGCCGGTGCGCTCTTCCGCGCTGGTCACCGCCTCAAGAGACGGGGCGATCCACCGGACAAATGGTTCGCGGCGTTCCGACTGCACAACACTCTGGTGATCTGCTACCCGATCGATGACGAGATCGAGAAGCAAGTGCTGGATCAGGATCTGGTCCTTGCGGACGAACCGCCTACCCAGTGACGTGACGGAGGTCCGCTGTGGCTGGACTCGGTGGACTTGGCGCAATCAGGCTGCCTCCGAGTCCGATCGACGGCAGTCTCGATGACCCGGACGACTTAGCGACTCGGTTCGCGCCGAAGGACATCGACCTCGACGCGGACGACGGCGATATCGACTACGACAAGGCGACCAAGATTGAGACCGAAGACGGCGGCGTTGTCGTTTTTGTCGGTCCCAGGCGCATCGCGAAAGAGGATACGGAGTTCGGCGACAACCTCGCCGAATCGCTCCCCGAGACCCAGCTCAACTCGATCGCCGACGAGCTGATCCGGCTCATCGAACAGGACAACGAATCCCGCCGCGAGTGGCTCGACACGCGCGCTCGCGGCATGGAGCTAATGGGGCTGCGCATCGAGGCCATGCGCTCGAACGGCAGTGATGGCAGTGCGCCGCTGGAGGGCCAGTCGCAGATCCGGGCGACGCTACTGGCGGAAGCGGTAATCCGATTCGGCGCCAACGCCTTCGCCGAGTTGTGCCCCAGCGATGGGCCAGCCAAAGTCTCCGAAGACACATCGGGCTCGACTGAAGATCTCGACGTGCTTTCCAGTGCGTTGGAGCACGATCTCAATCACTACTTGACCACCACCGACAAGGTTTGGGTTCCCGACACGGACCAGATGCTCCTCAGAGTGGGTCTCGATGGGTGTGTCTTCAAGAAAATATACCATGACCCGATCCTTAGAAGGCCGGTAAGTCGTGCGGTATTCGGCGATGATCTGATCGTCAACAATTCCTCTACTTCGATCTATGACGCGGGCCGAATCACCCACCGGGTTTTCATGCGGCCCAGCATGATACGTCGGATGCAGCTCTGCGGAGCTTATCGCGACTGCGATCTGAGCGAACCTGGGTACATCGAGAAGACGCCGACCGAGATGCAATCGGAGCAGATCTCAGGCATCCGCAAATATGATTCCTGGGAACAGGACGATCGTGATCATGAGATCCTCGAAACCTATTGTGAACTCGATCTGGAGGGGTTCGAGCACGAGACCGACGGCGAGCCGGATGGCTTGGCGGTCCCCTACAAAGTGGCGATCCACAAGGAGACAAGAACAATCCTCGATATGCGGAGGAATTGGAACGAAGACGACGAGATGTGTTTGCCGAAAACGTATTTCGTACAGTTTCCGTTCATCCGTGGCTTCGGATTTTATGCTATTGGCCTCTCGCATCTACTTGGCAATATTACGAACGGCATCACGGCTGCTTGGCGAGAGATCGTCGACGCCGGCATGTTCGCCAACTTTCCTGGCCTTCTAGTTGCAAAAGGCGCGGCTAGACAGAATAACAACATATTCAGGATTCCGCCAGGGGGCTCGGCTGAAGTCGAGACTGGGGGTTTGCCCATCCAACAAGTTGCGATGGGCATGCCGTACAAATCCCCGGACGCGGTCTGGACGAGCTTCGTCCAGCAGCTCAACCAAGAGGGCAAGAGCCTCGGCGGCACGGCTGAGATCATGGTCGGCGAGGGCCGCCAGGACGCGCCGGTTGGCACCACGCTGGCGTTGATCGAACAGGCGATTAAACCGCTCATGGCGACGCACAAGCGGTTGTGCGCGGCCCAGTCCGACGAGCTTCAGCTCCTGTGCGAGCGCTTCAAGGAGGACCCCGAGGCGTTTTGGCGCGCGAACAAGCGGATGGCCTGGGATTGGGACTCGCAAGTCTTCCTCCTGGCGCTCGAACGGAGCGAAATTGTCACCCGCGCGGACCCGAATACGGCCTCGCACCTCCAGAGGATGCTGCGCAACGCGGCCCTCTATCAGATGGCGAAGGACGAACCGGGCGCCTTCAACGTCACCGTGATCCGCCGCATGTGCATTCGCGGCATCGGCTTCTCGAACCCGGACCAGTTCATCAATCCGATGCCGCAAGGGCCGCCGCCGGACCCGAAAGCGCAGGCTGCGATGCTGACGGGCCAAGCGGCGATGCTCGACGCGAACACGCGAGCCGGCCAGCTCCAGTTCGACAAGCAGAACGCGCCGCTTGAGGCGCAGCGGCAACAGGTCGAGAGCCAGACCAAGATCGAGACGTCGAAGATGGCGCTGCAAAAGCAGCAGCTCGCGACCAAGACCGCTGGTTTCCAGGCTCAGAATGAGGCCCGCAAGCCGCAAATGGAGCAAGCGAAGCAGGTTCACGAGAGCCAGGAGGCTCAAGCCGATCGCGCGCACGACACGGCGAAGCAATTGCGCGATCAGGCGCACGAAATGAACCTGGAGAGGGGCGGCTGGGCGCACGAAGACCAGCTCCACGCGCGCGATCAGCAGCATGAGACCCAGATGGGCGTCCGCGATCAGATGCACGAGCGGGTGATGGGCGCGCAACAGCAGCAATTCGAGGCTCATCAGGGCGCGCAGGACCGCCAAATGGACGCCGCGAACGCGCAGCAGGACCGCGTGCACGAAGATCGGATGGGTCAGCGCGAGCAAGCGGTCGAATCGCAGCGCGAAGAGCGCGGCATGCAGCATGAAGAGCACATGAGCGAGCGCTCGCAGCAGCATGAGCGCGTCATGGGCCAGCAACAGGCTCGTGCAAAGATCCAAGAGGTGAAAGCGCGGCCTCAACCGCAGCGATCGAGCAGCTCGGGCTCAGATCGGCAGAAACGGGCGAGCGGCGGCTCGGTCCATCATCAGATTGACACGCCCTACGGCATGGCGCGGCGGGCTCCTGACGGTGAATTTTACGTCCAGCATCCTCACACCGGGCAATATTTCAGGATTCGGAGGCGAGCATGAGCCAAGCACTCGATCCCCAGGAAGCGGCCACCCTGTTTTACTCGGGCTCGGTGATGGCTTTTGTTGGCGCGCCCACAGAGAGCTTCGTTTGCGGTCAATGGCAGGGCCAGCGCGCCATGGTCTTCCCGATTCCGTTCGATGACCCGGTCGCCTACTTCACCGCTCACCCAGTTATGCTTTTCAACCCGGACGCGCCTGGAATGACGGCGACGATCACGGTCGGAACTCCCTACACGCCGGCTCACAAGGAGAGGAAACATGGTCGAACTTAACACTGGACAATCTGTCGATCTGACCGTCGCCTACACCGATGCTCAGGGCGCACCCGCCCACCCGCCTGGGCCGGTCAATTGGACCTCGTCTTCCCCCTCGATCGCGACCGTCTCGGCCGGGGACGATGACACCCAGGCGACCGTGGTTTCGGTTGCCGATGGACCCGCGACCATCACCGCCGAGTCGAACGGGATCACTTGCGCCATCGATCTGATGGTTGGCGGAGGCGAGGCCGGGGCGAGTGAGGGGGAAATCACGGCCGGCGAGCCCTACGACACGACGGGGACGCCGGTACAGCCTCTGCCGGATCAGCCGCCCCCAGGCCCTGGTTGGCTACCGGGTCAGCGGCCAGGGGTGCAGCGGCCGGGTCAGCCGGCCCCGCGACCGGGTCAGCCGGTGGTGCGGACAACGACGATTCGCAGGTAAATGGTCGACGATCTCGGCGACTATGATGTCACCCCTGTCGAGGGAAACCCCTTCGGCTCGATGGCGTCGTCGCCGAACGACTACGACGTCTCGCCGGTCGATCACGATCCTTTCGCTGGCGCTGGCGAAAACCCGGCGCCAGACCAATTTGAGCTAGCCTCGCGGCAGCCCGAGGCCACGCCGTCGAGCGCAGGCAGGCCACCGCTCGATCCTGGCGATCGCGATCTCCTCATCAAAACGGTTTTCGGCGAGGCGAGCGGCGAGCCGCCGCTTGGTCAGGCTGGCATCGCCCACGCCATCCTGAACCGGGTCCGCGCTGGCGACTATGGCTCGGGGATCGCGGGCGTCGTGAAGGCTCCGGCTGCCGGCTTGAACCCGCGCCTTGGCTACCATGAGTTTTCGCCCTGGAACACGGGGCGCGCCACCGAGGGCAATCCCACCGCGCAGCACCTCTCGCCAGACAATCCGAATCCGGTTCTGGCCAGGGCCTACCGCAACATCGGCGACGTCGTCGACAAGGCCTATTCGGGTCTCATACCCGATCCGACCGGCGGCGCGACCCACTATTACGGGCGTATGCGCGGTCACCCGTCTTGGTCGCCGCCGCTCGCCGCGCAGAATCAGGTCCGGATCGGGGGCACGACGTTCGTCGGCCGCGAGCACGGCCCAGGCGAAATAGCGAGCCAGACGGCCAGCGGCTACGCTGGCGGCGGTCCAGTGCAGCTCAACGCAGACTTGCGGCGCCGCCTCTCGATGATCACGCGGCCTCGCTTCGCCGAGGGCGGCGCGCCGGACGATGATCCACTGGGCTCCAGTGTCACCATGGCGTCTGACCAAACCGCCGACGCGCCCATTGCCTACACGCCTGAAGACATCGACCAACCGGGGCCGATGACGGAAACGCTGGCCCATTACGCAGGGAACCCGGCGCACGCGATGCCGATGCGGGTCGGCGCCGCGATCGGCGAGGAGGCCAAGCGCATGGGGCAGGGGCTCTGGAGCGCGGCCACGGTCCCTGGCGACGTCGCTACCGGCAAAGCCTCGATGGCGGACCCGGAAACACAGCAGCGGGTCACGAGCCTCGCCGCGTCGTTGCCAGGAGGGGGGCCGGAGGCGGCGCTCGGCGCGCGCGGGCCGGTTGGCGCGGCGGCCAAGGCGGTCAAGAGCGCTCCGGCGACGCGCGAGCTTAATGTCTGGAATCCGACGACCGGCCTGTGGGAGGGCCCGAAGCCGACGCTGAACCCGCCGGAGGGCGTGCATTACGATCCGATGTTCAATTTCGATCCGGCTTTGATGAACAAGGTGCCGGACGTGCCGCAGTTTGAATTGCAGCGCTATGACCCGCCGCGTGGCGTCTCGGACCGCATGCGCGATCTGGTGACCAACTCGGACGTCCGCGCTCAGATGATCGGCATCGTCCGCAACGGCATGCAAACGGTGGGGCTGAGCTGGTACAATACCGGCCAGCTTCGCGCGATGTTCTTAAAGGAGCTTGGCGACGACGCCGGCCAGCAGGCGTTCGAGAAGTATATGAACCTCGTGTCGGCCACGAGCCCCGAGAATAAAATCCCGCAGAACATCCGGACTGCCAGCTATTTCTATGAGCGCGACGCCGCAGGCGTGCCGCCGCCGGAAAGAGGGGACCCGATCGCGCAGCCTTACGGCTCGAAAGCGCAGAAGCTGCATCAGCAAAACGTGGGCAACGTCCTGACCGAGGGCTACGACGTCCTCAAGAACCCGAAGCCGCCGTCCTTCGTTCAGAATTTGATGGGCAATTACGCCCCCGGCACGATGGACCGGCACGCCTTCAAGTTGCCAGCGATTCTCTCGCGTGATCCGCGTTTCTTGGAGACGTCGTTCACGCCGGAAAAGGGCGTGGAGCCGGTGCGCCCACAACGGATGTTCCAAAACGGTGAACTGTCGATAGACGACGCCGTCAATCAGCCGACGATGTGGGCTGGCATGCCGAACAAGAACGAGTATGCCGCGCTTGAGGGCTGGTACAAGTCGATCGGCGACGAGCTGGGGATCACGCCTGCCCAGGTGCAGGCGTCGGCCTGGGTTGGCGGGGGACATATCACGGGTCTGGCCTCGGCCGCCGACGAGACCTTCCTGCATTCCTTCCAGGGACGGGTGTTCAATACCGCTCACCACACCGGCCAAACGCCCTCAGAGGTGGTCAAGCGGATGATCAGGGGCGAGCAGCCTTTGCTTTCCGGCGGGCCGGGGATGGCTCCGACAGCAGCTCAAACTTCGACGGCTGGGGCGGGAGGTTCGCCTCCGCCACCATCTGATCAAGCAGAGCCCGGACATCCGTTTTATTGAGAAGCTCGTTGAGCGGCAGCCGCTCAAGCACGGTTCCGCCGTCCTCGCCGAAGACTTCCAGCTCCCAGCGGCCCCCTAAGCTGCCGTGCTCCCGCCAGAGCGGCCAAGCTTTGTAAGCGCTCATCGTCGACTCTCTTTAAGCGCCGGGGCCTTCAGCGGCCTAGTCCCCGGCAGTCCGTTCTCACCCGCTAGCTTAGGCGTCCGCGAACCTGTATCCCTACTATTTCCGCGCCGTTGGGTCTTTCGGCAACGCGGCGATCAAGCGTTGGTGGCGCTCATATTCGGCGAGGCCGACGGCGAGGTCGGGGTGCTTTCCGGCATGGATGCTTTGCATCTTGGAGGCAAACCGAACCGGGCCATTGGTCTTGCCATGTTTGTCGATGTCCTGCGTAAGCGTGCTCATTCGACTCTCCTATTTGCATGACTGGGGCGGGACCCACGGCCCCGCCCCCTGCCTGCCTCGCCGCGCCTTGCCTTGCGCCGCCCTGCCACGCCTCGCCAAGCCTTGCCTTGACAGGCCTTGCCTCGCCTCGGTGCATTTGCACCAACTGCAAGATAAGGGCCCTTTCGCGCAATTGCAATCGGCGCTAGGAATTGCCGCGTTGAAAGGCTGGACCCCAAAGAGGGTTCCGCCATGGGCGAACACAGTCAAAAGAGCTTCACGGCCGACAAACTCCGAAAGTTTGAGGTCTCGGGCAAAAACGGCGGCTCCGGAAACGGAGACAAGGGCGCTTCGGCAGACGATTTCGGGCGGAAAGCCGCCCGCACGAGCGATTCTTCCGCGTTCGCCGCTGGCGGCGCCGCGAAGGCGCCCTCGCTTGGTCGCGCCGGCCGCGCGAAAGGCGGACGCATCAATCGCCCTGCGGTGGCTTCGGCTGACTTTAAGCCGTCGAAGACCGGCGGCAATTATCCCGGCAAGATTCCAGACAACGAGGGCGGCAAGGCCCGCAATCTTTCTATGCTCACCGATGGCGGTCCGCGATCCTATGGCGATCGGCCGTTGATCATTGGCCATGGCGACCAAAACGCCATGCGCGCTAGAGGCGGCAAGGTTTCGCGCGCCAGGGGCGGCCGAACCGAAATTAGTGATCTGAGGGACGACAAGACTTCGCTCGCCAGAGGCGGGCGGGTCGGCCGCGCGCACGGCGGCAAGGCCAAGGGCGCGAAGGGCAAAACCGTCGTCAATGTCATCGTGGGCGGCAAAGGCGATCAGCAGCAGCCGCCTCCGACGCCTCCGATCATGCCGCACCCGATGGTGCCTCCTCCACCTCCTCCGCCGCCGCCGCAGGGGATGCCTCCTGGTGGGATGCCGCCGGGGATGCCTCCTGGCGCTGGTATGCCGCCTCCGCCGCCGCCGAGACCGCCTATGCCGCCTCCGGGTGGCATGCCGCCGGGAATGCCTCCTCCGGGCATGGGCCGCGCGCACGGCGGGCGGATCTCCGAGAAGTTCGGCGCGGGCTCCGGCCGAGGCCGGATGGAGAAGACCAAGCGCCAGGGCCACGGGAAGGTGAAGCTAGCCGAATGAGCCATGTCGTGAACGTGAACAGCGAGAGCGATGAGCGCGTCGTCAACAACGACGTGCGCCACCAGTACCGCGTGCTCTCCGATCCGGAGAAGGCGGCGATGGTGCGCCTCAAGGATCTCGGGCTGGAGTTCCTCAAGGCGATCGATGATTGCGTGCCGGTGGGGCGCGAGCGCTCGCTCGCCCGCACCAAGGTTGATGAGGCCGTCATGTGGGCGGTTCGCGGACTGACGCAATGAGCGAGCTGGGCGATCGATTCCGCGAGTTCGCGGCGCTCTGCGACGGCCAGCCGAAGTTCGTCGCGGCCGGCGTTATTGCGCGGCCGAACGAAACGGTCGTCGCGACCTTCGTTGAGACCCAAGAAAGGGACATCGAGATCGTCGCGAGGGGGCTCTACTACGCCTGCATGGAGCCGCCTGACCTCCGCGAAATCGACGAGGTCGCCTGATGGACGCGATGTCGATCTTTGTCGCGAAGCGGCTGACCGAGATGATCGAGGACAAGCAGCGCGAGATGCTGCGCCCGATGATCCAGGGAGCCGCCGCAGACTTCTCCGACTACAAATTCCGCGCTGGATATCTGTCGGCGCTTGGCCACGTCCTCGAATGGATGGGGCAAATCGACAACGAAGAAGACGATCAAGGAAGAGGCCCGCTTGCCCGCGCATCATAGGATCATCACCCTCCATCTTGAGGACCCTCGCGATACCATCTGGACCGGCTGCGGCGACGATCTCGAAAAGGTCGATCCCTTCGCCCAGCAAGTCTTGGTCGCGAGCTATATCCGGCCGGCGACACGCACTGCGGGCGGCTTGGAGATCGCCGAGGAGGCGGTCGACGAGGACAGGTATCAGGGCAAAGTCGGCATGGTCTTGAAGAAGGGACCGCGCGCCTTTGAGGACGACGGGCCGGTCAAATTCTACGGACAGAACGTCGAGCCCGGTGATTGGGTGGTCTTCCGGGCGAGCGACGGCCTCAAGGGCATGATCGGCTCCCGCGAGGTCCGATTCATCAACGACGTCTCCATCAAGGGCAAAATCGATCACCCGGACGCATGGTTCTGACATGGCCAGAGTAAGCAGCGAACTGGAAGACCCCGAGCAGGCGACGCATTTCGGCGCGCTTCTCGATGAGCCTGACGATGATCTGAGGCCGGAAGAGCGGCTAGAGCCGAAAACTGTCGTTGTCGGCGGCATTCCGGTCCGCAGCGGCGACAAGAAGCCAGAACCGGCTCGCGTCGAGCCCGAATCGCCGATGCGCGCCTCGCCGGAGCCCGAGCCGGAGGACGAAGGCGTCCTTGAGCTGAAGCGCCAGCTCGCCAACCAGCAGGCGGCCACGAATCGCGCCGCCCAGATCGCGCATCAAGAGCATCAGGCCCGCGTCCAGGCCGAGCGCGGCCTCACCCAGTCGAATGTGCAGATGGTCGATGCCGCGATCGAATCGGCGAAGCGCGATTCTGATCAGGCCAGAGCCTATTTCCAGGGCGCGCTCGATCGCGGAGACCACAAGGGCGCCGCCGACGCTCAGATTCTTATTTCGGACGCCCGAGCGAACTTGTTACGCCTGATGGAGATGCGCGAGGGCGTCGTCGCCGAGGCGCAGCAGGGCCAGCCGCAGCAGCCGCAGCCCAGGCAAGCTCCGCAACCGCAGCGGCAGCAGCCATACGTCGATCCTGCACAAATGATGCAGGCGAACGTCCAGAGACTTTCCGGCCACCTCGACGGAACAGGCTTTCCGAAGAGCGCCGAGTGGATCAGGTCCCACCCCGAGCAAGTCAGAGATCAGGCGGCGATCGATGGGATCGACGGCGCACACCGCATTGCCGTGAACAAGTTCAAACTCATTCCAGAAACCGACGCCTACTTCGACAAAATCGAGGAGCTGCTTGGCGTGGGAGACGCACCGCAGATGACACAGACACGCCAGGGCCAGCGCCAGCTGAACCAGAGCCGGATGGCCGCGCCGGCTCGCGCGGAAGCGCCGAATCTGCGCACCGGCCGCCCTCGCGGCACGCCGGTCGCGCTCACGGCCCGCCAGCGTGAGCATGCGCGTGATGTCCTCGGCATGACCGACGACGAATACGCGGCCGAGCTGCTCGACGCGCAGTCGCGCGGCAAGATGTTGGGAGCCCGATCATGACCGATTTCCAAGGCGAAGAAGGCTTCATGGGCGCACGCAATGGGCGTCCAGGCTATCGCGATCTCGACGCGGCCGAGGCGCGTCCTGGCTACGTCGACCACATGGAGCGGGCGCGGCTTAGGATCAGCGAGCTGCGGGCCCAGTATGGCGACATGGACGACGAGGACAGCGACGTGTATCTCGACCGATTTTATGCCGAATCACCCCCCGGCTGGACCTACGAGTGGAAGACGCACACGGTTTTCGGCAAGCAATTCCCGCACTATACGACGCAGCTCATGCGCAGCGGCTGGGCGCCCGTTCCGGCCAATCGCCATCGGGAGTTGCTCTATCCCGAATATACTGACGAGAGCATCATTATTGACGGTCTGATGTTGTGCGAGCGGCCGAAGGAGTTGACAGATCGGCGAAGATTGCGCGAGAAACTGAAGGCCACCGATCAAGTGCGCAATTCGGAAGCGAAACTTGTGGAGGCGCCAGCCGGCACGGCGCCCCGCGACGCTCATCGGAAAACGCAACCTCGGGTGGGGAGTACCGTTGGCCCCATAGGTGTTCCCGACTAAAACGGTAGGTGAGAGTGCGGCGCTCGTGCTCTCGCTTGGATGACTGAATGTCATCGTCCGGCGCTCGGTGATGACGAACCCGTAATCCCGCATTCGCGGAAGGGATCGTCACGCCATGCCCAACCCCAACGCGCCTTTCGGCTTCGCTGACTCTCACCGCCTCGGCGCCGCCGTCAACTACCAGATGAGTCGCCGCTGGATCTCGGCGACCAATCCAACCCCCATCTTCACGGGCGATCCCATCGTCCAGCTGTCGACCGGCTACGTCGCGCAGGCGGCCCCCGGCACGACCCAGATCGCAGGCATCTTCTGCGGCTGCGAATATATGTCGATCTCGCAGAAGAAGTGGGTCGCCGTCTCATGGTGGCCGGGGAACGACGCGGCCCCCAGCGGCACCGGGTTTGACGTGCATGCCAAGGTTATCGACGACCCTTTGACGGTCTTCAGGGTTCAGGGGAACGGCCAGATCCTGCTCGCGCATGTCGGCATGAACGCCCAGTTCATGGGGACGCCGGCTGGGCCGGGGCCCTATTCGGGGAACACCATGACGGGCCGGTCGAGTTGCATGCTCGACGTCGTCGTCACCCCGCCCGCCGCAGGCGCGCTGTCGGCGACCATGCCTTGGCGCATCATCGACCTTGTTCGCGACCCGCCGGGAGCCATTGGGACGGACACATCGAGTCCGTTCAACTGGGCTTACGTCACCTTCAACAATCAGGACTACAAGTCCCTGACGGGCATGTGAGGAGGAGTAACCCATGGCCGTCTCGGTCGCCCAGGCTTATGACCTTCTGTTCCCAGGCCTCCGCAAGGTGGCCGGACAGTATAAGGACATCGACCGGATCTATCCCAAGATCTACAAGGTCGACAAAAGCTACATGTCCGTGGAGCGCACTGCTTCGATGCGGTACTTGGGGCTTGCCGCTCTGAAGAATGAGGGCGGGCCGACTACGTTCGACAATCAAGCTGGCGAACGGTATGTCTATAATCAGTACCACAAAGAGATCGGCTTAGGGTACGCCTTCACTCGAAAGATGATCGACGATAATTTATATAAAAGACAGTGGCAACCAAGTAACCTTGGACTACAGAAGTCTTTCAACCAGACCAAGGAAATCTATGGGGCCTACCCACTAAACATGGCGACGGTCTACGATCCTACAATTTTAGGGGATCAGCAGCCGCTCTGTTCTTTGAACCATCCGATCGATACTGGCGTCGTTCCGAACCGCTTCGCCATCGATATGGATCTCAACGAGGCCTCGCTTCTCAACGCGCAGGCCTCGATTCGCGGCTCGTTCCGCGACAACGCCGGCCTCCGCATGCAGGCCCGCGCAAGAAAGCTCGTAGTTCCGATTGCGCTTGAACCAATAGCGATCAGGCTCCTCCGGACCGTTCTACGCCCCGGAACAAATGATAACGACGTCAACGCCATCCCCGAGACTTCAGGCGGTATCCCTGATGGTCATCTTGTACATGACTATCTAACATCGCCGACGGCTTGGTTCGTAATGACGGATCAGGAAGGCTTGCTTTACTTGCAGCGTGTAGCCTTTGAACTAGATATGCAAGTAGACTTTACTAGCGACAACTTACTAGTGAAGGGTTATGAACGCTATAGTTTCGGGTACTTCGACTTTAGAGCTATCTGGGGCTCGTTCCCGACACAGTAATACTGAGGAACGACTATGGCGCAAGCCGCTTCAACCGGCCCTCTGATCTCGCTTGGCGGGTTCGCTGGCGCGCCGAACGGCGGCCCGCCGGCCGAATACTCGAACGAGATCGGCCCCTCGATCTTCTGGCAGGGCTCCGGCCTGCTCTCCATGGCCGGGAGCGGGTCCAAGGACAAAAAGGGCGCGGGCGGGTTCCCGGCCCTGTTCATGTCCGACAGTATCCTGGCGCTCAATCAGGTCATCCAGCCCGCTGGCGTCGCTTTAACGACCGCCGGACCCGCAGTGTCGAACGTGAGCCTCCCACTCGCCACGGCCTACGCGCCCGGTATGGCGCCGGGTACGCCGACCCCCGGCGGCGCACTCGGCGTCGGCATTGAGACGGGTTTCGCCGTCGGCGCATGCGCCGCTGGCAACCCCACCATCAACGTCGCCGCCAACGACAAGTGGCGCTTCTCGCCGGGTATGTTCCTGTCGATCGCGGGCGCCGGTCCTGGCGGCGCGATGACGTTCGCCCAGGTGACTGCGCTCGGCGCTCCCGGCGTTAACACCATCACCGTCTCGCCGCCGCCGCTCACGACTGCGGCCGCCGCGCAGATCGGGACTTATTTCGGCGATCCCAGCGCCTACGCCTTCCGGCCCGCCTATTCGGCGTTCATGAACGGCGGCGCGGGCCGCTTCCTGATGCCCGATTGCGGTTGCGCGCGCGGCGTCGGCGTCGTCAGCCTCGCGGGCAGTCCGGCGGGCAACGTGCTCATCCAAGGCCTCGACATTTACATGCGGCCTCAAAGCGAGATGATCGCGTCGCTAGCTGGCGCCGGAACCGCGTATGGCCGAAAGACCTACAAAGTTTTGCTCGCGGCCATTCCGCAGTTCACCTCGGCCCTCAACTACACCGTGGTGACTTCGGACCTGATCGGCCTGCCGCTCTCGGTCCTGCCTAACCAACCGCTGCCGACCATCACCGAGGCTGGCTTGGCGCGAACTGGCGATTTTTTCCAGTATGCTGACCTCACTAGTCCGGCGACGCAGGCGACTGGTGATCCGCGCGGCGGCGTGCAGCTGTCCGCAGCCGGCCCAGGTGCCGGAACTGGAAACACTCCAACCGGCACGGATGGCTTCAGCATTGTGATGCCGCTCAATCCGGCGCAAGTTCTGTCATCGAGTCAGTTCAATCCGGGGCCGCTCTTCGGCGTGCACCCGGTCTAACGGAGATAGCCCAATGCGAGGCGAATCCGATCGTGAATGCAGGGCGTCGGGAGGCGCTCTGAAGCGGCAAGCCAGGAAGAACGTCGAGCGCGAGGCGCGCGGCGCTCAGCCGAAGAATGAACCGGACGCCACGCTCTCGCGTGGCGGTGGCCCGATCTTCAAGGCGGAAGGCGGCGCCGTCGTCGATCGCAAGGACGGCGGCATCGTGGCTCGCTTGAAGGCAGGCGGGCGGGCGAAGAAGGCCTTCGGCGGGACGATCAGCGGCGGCGGCAAGAAGCCTTCCATGGGCCGAGCCGGTCGCAAGAGCGGCGGCGGCGTCGGCGCTGATCTCCACCCGAAAACCCACGACGCGGGCTCTGGCCCGAAAGGCCGGAAGATCATGGCCGACTCAGAGAAGATTCCTTAATTCGGAGAGACGCTCGACGACGATCTTGTCGAACCGGCTATGCCCAGCCTTCCAACACCGGGCGTCTTCTCCGATAGCCGCCGAAAGGCGGCTTCTTTTTTAGGAGTGCGAAATGCGCCCGATCACCAGAACCGTAGGCCCAGGCGCAGCCGCGAACACGCCATCGGATATGATTCGCTTGGACGAGTGGGCCGACGCGCCGCTCGGCATCCAAGTGTCCGTCCAGGGCACGGTTACCTTCGCCGTCCAGCATTCCTTCGATGACCCGAATGATCTGATCTCGCCGGTCCCGGTCGCACAGATGTACTGGGGCACCGACCTAGTCCCGCTCGGGGCTGCTGGCGGGGCGGGTAACAACATCACGTTCTCGATGGCTACGGCGCCCTTGTGGATGCGGCTCGTGCTGGTCTCGGGGACGGGCTCGGCCAAGCTCGTAGTGCAGCAGTACAATGTTGTCGAAGGATGAGAGCGATCTCCGCCATCGCGACCCCGGCCAACAATACGGTTCTCGTCCGCATGGACAATTATGCGACCGCCGTGGTCGGCGCGGCGATCGTCGTCTCGGGCGGCGCCCAGTTCCTTCTCGATTACAGCTTCGATGATCCGAACGATCTCGTGAGCCCGGTGCCGATCGCGCAAATGAGCTGGCATAGGGATCTTCTGCCAGCCGCTGCGCAAATGGGGACGGCGAATGTCAGTTTTCGGATGATGGCGTGCCCGCTGTATTTCCGGCTGACCTTGGGGCTCGGCGTCGGCTCGGTGCGGGGGACGTTCCTACAGGTTGGCGAGCACAGCCACAGCAACATCAGCTCGGGCCCGTTCGCGCCGCCGAGGGTTGCCGGGGAGGGGGTGGAGGGCTCGAATTACGGGGCGATGGTGAAATGACCGAGCCGAGCAATACCAGCGGGACGTACAACTTCTTTCCCTCGCTGGGCGAGGTCGTGCTCAACGCATGTTCTCGAATACGCCTACGCGGTCCAATGCTCTTGGCAGAACATCTCCACATGGCGTGGATGGAGGCCAACCTGATGCAATCAGAGTGGTCGAATCGAGGCCCAAATTTGTGGCGGGTCCACGAACAGGTGTTCGATATCGGCCCCGATTTCGCGACCTACTCGCTCCCCTCGACGGACATCACCGTGCTCAACGTCACGATCGGCACGGGCGATCCGCCCAACGAACAGGAACTGACGATCACGCCGATGACGCGGCAGGAATACACGATGCAGCCCAACAAATACACGCAAGGGCGACCGACCTCGTTCTGGTACGACCGCACCATCTCGCCGTCGATCACCTTCTGGCCCTGGCCGAATCAGGGCTACCACTGCCACGTCTGGAGCTTCGGGCAGCAGCAGGACGCGCAGCTGCGCGGGAACATGCAGCTCGAAATTCCGTACCGCTGGCTTGACGCCGCCTGCGCTGGTCTCGCGGCGCGCCTCGCCGTTCACTACGCGCAGGATCTTGAAGTGACGCGCGCGGCGATGGCGAAGCAGGCCTACGATTACGCCGCGACCCAAGACACTGAGAGCGGATCTGTCTACCTGCTTCCGATGCTGGACGGGTATTACTCATGACCTGAGGGAGGAACGATGATGAAAAGTTGGCTTCTCGCGGCGGTTCTGTTCGCCTCACCGGCTGCGGCCGAAACGCTGCACTACACCTCGGGCGCCAACATGCCCAACGGCGTTTATGTGCCAGGGCCGATCGGCTTCAACCTCGCCGACGTCTCCAGCGTCAGCAACCTCAACCGCCTGCCGGAAGGGGTGAAGGGGATGGTCTACGTCCCCAGCAATATCGGCTGCGGCGGAGACACGAGCGCCTTCCGCGCCTTCATCGATCCTTATCGCGGCAACGCCAAGCTCTGGGGCTTCTATCTGATCGATGAGCCCTACGTGAAAGGCTATGGCAGTCGAGCGCCATGCCCGCCGGCCAATCTGCTAGCCGAGACCAAGTACATCAAACAGGTCATCCCGCACGCCCTCACTTATATGAAAATGGGCAATAGCGCGGGGCAGGCGAACCCGAACTACGACGACTACACGCCCACCAACTCAGGCGTCGATGTGTTCGGCGTCGGCTCGTATTTGTGCCGCTCCGACTTTGTCGGCAAGCCGGGCATGGACGGCGGCTGCGACTTCAGCATGATCGACCGCTATGTCGACGCGGCGGAGAAGGTCGTTCCGACCGCCAATCTCGCGCCGACCTATCAGGCGTTCGCGGGCTGGAAGACGGAGACGGCGGACGGCGTGTTCATCATGCCGACGGTGGCGCAGACGCAAAAGATCCTTGAGGCGTGGAAGCGGCGCTTGCCGAACCCGATCATGGATCACGCCTACGCTTGGGCCTGCCAGGACCGGAGCACCGATTGCCTGTCGCGCGATACGGCGATGCAGCAAGTCTACAAGGACTGGTTCGCTGGTCGCGGCGTCGAGCCCGAGCCGGAGCCGGAGCCGCCCTATCCCGAGGCGCCGGAACACCCGTGCGTTCCCTGCTGCAAGTGAGGTACGCCGATGGGCTACGCGAGTCGTTCAGGCCATGCCGTAACCAACCCGCATGCGCCGCGCGCGTTCGGCGTTTGCGATCGTTGCGGCCGGTGGTGGAACCTCTACAGGCTCGGCTACCAGTACGAGTGGCAAGGCACCAAGCTGATCAATACGCGCAAGCGCGTTTGTGGCGAATGCAAAGACGTCGCGAATCCGCAGATGAAAGCGCGCCTCGCGCCGCCTGATCCGGTGCCCGTGTACGATCCGCGCCCCGAGAATTTCATCGCCTCGCGCTTCGATCCCTCGCCGGTCTCCGGCAACCCGATTGTGACGCAAGAGCGGCCTCCGCCGCCCTTCCGTCCAATCATGACCGAGCAGGAACCGAGGGGCCCGATAACGATCGAGTGAGCGATGAACAAGCGCGTCTTCATCCCTGATCCGAGCCAGCCGTCATCGCCGATCCCCGGCGTGCCGGGGCCTGCCCAATGGGCGCCGAGCCAAGTCCCGGTCAACCTCACGCCGATTACCGATCTGCCGCAGGGCAGTCCGCCGCTCGGCCCGGAATGGGTGCCGATCGTTCAGGGCGGGATTACGGTTAAGGTGCCGGCCAGTCAGGTCGCGGCCATAGGCGCGCTGCCGAGCCCGCTGCCGGTCGCCATGGGCGGGACCGGCAAGCCCTACGCCACCCCCCTCGCGCTTCAGCTCGGGGGCCTCACCCAGATCACCGACATGCCGCTCGGCACGAGCGGGCAGCTTCTCGTCGGCGAAAACAACGGGCCGCCCAAATGGCTGAGCCCTGGCACTCCTGGCCAGCTGCTCTCGGCGCAGGGGATCGCCAGTGATCCGAGGTGGGTCGATCCGACTTACCTTCAGGGGATGCCCGGACCTCCGGGGCCGATTGGCCCTCAGGGGCCACAGGGAAGGACAGGGGCCCTAGGGTTTCAGGGTCTGCCAGGGAACACCGGCCCGAACGGCGTGCAGGGGCCTCCGGGGCCTCCGGCTCAATTTGAGAACCTATTGGGGGCCTTCTCTAACCAGCCGACTTCGGCGCTGCCGACCGACGGCTTCATCCCGGCCAACTGGGACGGGCAGAACAACCCGCTGTCGCCGATCCAGTTCTATCCCGGCCAAGCTCTCCTCGACACGCGCACGAAGCACATTTGGGGCTACGTCAGCACCAAGTGGAACACGATCGCCTGGGTCGACATGGGCGCGGGCGGCGGGCCTCCGGGGCCGCAGGGGCCCGTCGGTCCTGCGGGGCCGGAAGGGCCGCCAGGACGGACCGCGATTATCGTCGGATCGTTCGTGAACCAGCCGACTTCGGCGCTGCCGCCTGACGGTTACATTCCAGCCGATTGGGACGCTCCCGGCAGTCCCGCCGCCGCCTATCAGATGGTCGAGGGCGAGGCGCTCGTCGACGAGAACACCGACGACGTCTGGGTCTACGCTGGCCTCGCCATCTCCGCGTCCGGCTGGGTCAATCTCGGTCAGGTTCAGGGGCCGCCCGGACCGCAAGGCGCGCAGGGCGTGCCGGGGCCGATCGGTCCAGCTCCCCCTGCGGTGTTTGCGCTGTACTATCTTGCGAGCTTCCTCGGCCAGACCGACTTCTACACGACCCAGATCGACCTGTTCGCCAATGACTGGACCCTGACTCCGGGCGAAGAGGTGAACGTCTGGCTCAATGGCGTGAAGCTGACGCCGAGCGGCGGCGGTTTCGTCGGCGACTTTTCGGTCGATTTCACGACCTCTCTCGTCACCCTGGCGCAGGCGGCGCCGGATCAATCGATCATTGAGATCGACATCGCGCCGATCGCGGAGGCGCTTCTCCCGGCCCAAGTCTACATCACCAAGCTTCAACCGATTCATCCGGACGGGGTCACGACTCAGTTTCCGCTGCTCGACTTTGCGGGCAATCCGGTCGCGCTGACCAATCCCAACCAGCTGATGATCGTATTCGATGGCGTGCAGCAGGAGCCGGGGGTCGACTTCGTCCTCGGCTCAGATGCCCGGTCGGTCGTCTTCCAGCCCGCGCCCGCTGCCGACGTCCATTCGTTCACCGTCTTCATCGGCAACGCGCTCGTCCCCGGCAATACGGTGACGCACGATTCTTCGCTGTTCGGCGACGGCACCGTCAGCAATCCGCTCGGCGTGTACATCGCCACCGAGACGGCGCCGATACCGGGCATTGTGTACGTGCCCCCGAGCGGCATCGCTGGCACCAACAACGCGATCAATTTGGCTCCTGACGGCGCGATCAGCGTCGAGGTCGATGCGACCAGCGGGCTTGTGGTTTCGCCGGGAGCGCCGAACCCGCTCACCGGCATGGCGACGGGCAGTGTGATCGCCGTCAATCTCGATGCGGGAAGCGCTCACGACTTCACGGGCGCGGGGGAGCTGACGCTCAACGTCGCCACCCCGGCGCAAGTCGCCGCTGGCACTGACAACGTCAACCCGGTCACCTCCTTCACGATGCGGCAAGGCGGCGATGACCGCTACGTGCAACTGACCGGCAGCACGATGACTGGCAACCTGACGCTGCCCGCCGTCATCTTCGACAACGGCGGCCCGATCTGGGCCATGGGCACTGTCGGGATGGACTTCGTCATGACGCGAAGCACGCTCGGCGGCGTTTATATCGACACGGCGCTGACCATCGCCAATCCGCAGCCACCCTATACAGGCAATGCGGAGTTTCAGTTTACCAGCGCGGTCCTCCTCGATCGTGATCCGCTCGTGCCCAGTCAGGCGACGACGAAAAACTATGTCGACCTCATGGTCACGGGGGCGCAGCAATTCATCGGCTCGTTCGATGCCTCGACCGGACAGGCGAGCTTCACCACAGCATCCGGCGTTACTCCCAACCCTGGCCCGCTGCCGCCAGGATTGCAGATCGGCGATAATTGCTACGTCATTGTCGATGTGTCCGGACGGCCCCCGACGAATGTGGGGCCGCCGGAAACCCAGGTGCAGGCCGAAGTCGGCGACTGGTGGATCTCGGACGGCACAAGCTGGAATCTGCTCTCCGTCGGCTCGCCGTCCGCCGTGCTCGGCAGCAACGTCGGCCTCGCGCCAAGCGCGTTTGGGGCTTCCGACGTGCAGACGGCGTTGAACAATGCGGAGGTGATGACCGTCGCCAAGGCAGGCGACACGATGAATGGAAGCTTAAGCTTCCCATCGGGGCTTAGGGCGACTTTTGCCGGGAATGGTATTTATTCCACCGGCAATGTGCTGATGCTGCAAAAGGGACCGGGAAACCCGCAACCGCAGATCATCGATTTCGCTGGCGCGGTCGCCAACAATATCATTGACGCCAGCGGCGGCACGATTAGCGGTCCGCTGGTCCTTGAGAACGGGCTCACCCTCAACCCGTCGAGCCCGCCGGTCGCGCCAGCTGGCCTCTCAATGAATGGGGGCACCATCGCCATGGGTGGCGGGCCGATCATCGGCTTGCTTGACCCGGTGAATCCGCAAGACGCTGCGACCAAAGCTTATACCGACGCCATCCCCAACCTGAAGGTCGACAAGGCTGGCGACACGATGACCGGCGTTTTGAATTTTGCCAGTAATGGCCTCGGGCTTTTTTGGCCTAACAGCGTATCGTTTGCGACGGCGTCAGCTGGCCAGCTACAAGCTAATGCTAGCACGTTCATAATTAACGGCGCCCTCAGTACAACCGGCGCGGCGACTATGATGGGTTCGGTGCTCGTCAGCAGTACCGCTAATACTGGCTCAGTTCGGCTCGATAGCGGCAGTACTGGGCAAACCGGCAATATTGGGTTTCTTACTCCTGATGGAGTACGTCGCGGCTATATCGGCTGGGGTGCAAGCAATGTGAACCATTTCGTTGCCGAGAATGGTTACAATTGGCAGTTTGATCAGCCGATTGTCGGTGGATTGACGATCAATAATGGCGCGGTGAACTTCAATGGCCTGACGACCGTCCGCTCTGGTCGTATAGATCTATACCAGTCGGGCGGCAACTACTACCGCTGGCTCGACTCCACTAGCGCTAACAATCCTTCCCCGCTCCCAGTGTTGCTAGCCGTCAATTCTATCGGTCAAGGCACTTGCGGGCTTTACCAAATGCATGACGGTTACACGGGTTATGGCGGGGCACAGGGCCAAGTGTATCTTTATAACGGCAACGGCGGCTACGGCTGGCAATGGTTCATGCACAGCAACGTGGGGCCGTCCACCACGTTCAACGGCACCGTTTACGCCAGCGTCAGCCCGCCATCCGACAGCAGACTGAAATCAAACATCAGGCGGGTCAATTTCGATGAGGCCGACGCCGCTTTCAAAGCCTTCAACCCGGTGCGCTACAAGCTGAAGCCGACACGGGATCGTAATCCGCTGTCCGCGACCGGCTACAGCGACCGGCCGATGCCCGATCCCAATCGTCTGCACTGGGGCTTGCTCGCCGACGACGTCGAGATTGGCGCGCCCGATCTGGTGACGCTCGCGGACTACACCCAGTACCACGATTTGCAAGGCAACTCGGTCGAGAATCCGGAGCCGAACATGATGAAGGCCTACGATCTAGCTGGCGTGGTCGCGATCCTGACCGCCAAGATCAAGCAGCTGGAGGCGCGGCTCAAGGAGGCAGGGCTGTGACCGATTGGGTGAGCGGCTCGATCTATATCCGCGCCATGGGCGAGGGCGGCATGGGCCTCAAGCCGGGTGAGAAGGTCGGTGGTCACAAGCATAATTTCGACCACACGACCATCTGCTTCATTGGCCGTTGGCGCGTCGTGAAGTGGGCTCCAGATGGCGAAACCCGTTTCGATTTCCAGCGCGAAGGCCCATTCCATGTCTTGATCGAGAAGGACTGCCTGCACGAGTTCACCTTCCTCGGCGGCGCGCCGATCGGTCACGCTTGGTGCGTCTATTCGCACCGCACGCCTCAAGGCGAGGTCTCGCTCGAATACACCGGCTGGCTGCCCGCTTATGAGATGGCGCCGCCATGACCACGACCGCGCTCGACCTCGCTCTTTTTCTACCGCCCGCCGCCTCGGCCCCAGCCTCGATCGGCGACGGCATTTTTGTCGCCTCGATCAATCCGACCATCACGGAATGGGCGCCACCTGGGACCGGCCCAGGCGGCGGCATCCCTGACGCGCCGAGCACGGGCGTCACCTTCGGGCGGAATAACGCGACGTGGGTGCCGGTACTGACGGCGAACTCAGTCATCGACGCGGGAACTTTTTAGGAGGCGGCCATGGCAATCATCCAGATTCTGCGCAGTCCCACGGCTGGCAATCGGCCCCCTGCCGGAACGGCGGCTGGCTCGCCTTACATCAACTTCGCCGATGGGCAGTTCGGCGTTTTCAACGCCGCGCCGGTCGATCTGCTCGCCGTCCGGTTCTGGCTGAGCACGGCCTCTTACGCCGTCAATGACGTCGTGCTCAGCGCGGGCGATCTTTACGTCTGCGTCACCGCGAATACGAACTCTCCGCCGCCGAGCGTCAACTGGGCGCCCGTGGTGGGCGCGGCGACCGGCGTCGACAGCTTCAACGGCCGACAGGGCGCCGTCGTCCTGACTGTGGCCGATGTGACGGCGGTTCTCCCCGCCGCCACGGCTCTGCCGCTAATGGATGGCACGGCGGCGATCGGCACGGCGGTCGCCTGGGCGCCGGAGGATCACGTCCACCCGAGCGATACGTCGCGGCTCGCCCTGACCGGCGGCGTGATGACGGGCGCGATCACGCTTCTCCCGCCCGTTGCCGGAACCGACGCCGCCAACAAGACCTACGTCGACAACTTGATCGCCAATCTCCGGCTGTTCCTGGGGACGTGGCAAGTCGCGGCGAACACTCCCGACCTCACCGTCACCACGGGGTTGACGGCGGGCGATTACTTCATCGCGGTCACCGTCAACCCGACCGTGCCCGAGACGGCGCCAGCAGGCGTTCCTGGCATTGGCGGCCAGTTGATCGCCAACGGCGATATTGTGATCTGGAACGACGGGCTGGCGCAGTTCGAGATCATTCAGGGCTCTGGCCTAACGATGGCGGAAGCCGACGGGCTCTATGTCAGGCTGGACGGCGGCACGATGACCGGGCCGCTGGTCCTTGACGCAACCCCAGCGCCCTTGGACAATTCGCTTACGGCGGCAACGACCGCTTACGTTGATTCGGCCGTGATCGACGCGGGAACATTCTAAAAACTAGACCTCGTCATATGACGAGAGAAGAGGTGTACAGATGTACACACTTTATGAGATCGAGACGGAGGATGGCGTCTACATTGGCGTCACCGGACGCTCACTTAGAACCCGTTTGAGCGAGCTTCGTTGTCATCGGGGCTTTCGCGGGAAAATCAGCGCCATTGCCACTTTCGAGAACCGCGATGACGCTTTGGCGCGTGAACGCGAACTGCGTCCGAATTATTGGATGGGCCTCAACCGTGGCAAGGGCGGCTATAAATCTGGGGGCTCGACGCCAAGTCCCGGCGCTCGCAATGGAATGGCGAAGCGCGTTCGTGTTCTGGATGTCGAATATCCGACTGCGATCGCTGCTGCGCGGGCGCATGGGCTCTCAAAAACGGCGATTCAGTTTCGGCTGAGTTCCCCATATTTTTCTGACTGGGTTTATGTGACCCCGCCGCACGGGCGCTATTGGCAGGATCGGTTCGCACGGAAACGGCGCATCCCTGCCATTTCCCTCGCACTTCAGGGGAGGCTCCCATCGTAAACAGAATCCAGACGCTTCGCTCCTCGGTATCGAACGCCGTTCCTGCCCCCGGCACGCGCCAACCCGGTGAGTTGTTCGTCAACTTTCCCGATCTTTCGCTCGGCGTCATCGACACGGCGCAGAATCCGGTCGACCTGATCGCGGTGCGCTATTTCTCGTCTTTGGCGAGCTACTTCACCGGGGACTGCGTTCTCCAGAGCGGCAAGATCTACATCGCCAACGGCATCTTTGGACCGGGTCCATTCAACCCGGCCGATTGGAACGTCGTGACGATGGCGACGGACCTCGCCCTCTACATGCCCCTCTCGGGAGGGACGTTCACGGGCGTGGTGCGGTTCCCGGCGAACAACAGCGTCGTCATCAACGGAGCCGCCGCAAGTCAACGCGCAATCCTCGGTCAGACAGCTGGGTTGAACCGTTGGCAGATGCAGCTGGGGGACTTCACCGCCGAGAGCGGCGCGAACGCGGGGTCCAACTTCGTCCTGACTTCGATGAGCGATGCCGGAGGCAATCTGGGCGTTCCTCTGTCGATCAGTCGCGCTAGCGGAATAACCACTCTGCAAGGGTTGTCGCTGCCAGGGGGCGCGGCTGGAGACGCACTGACCACAGATGGTGCGGGCAACCTATCGTGGGCTGTGCCTGCTGGTGGCGGCCCATCGGGTCCTCCCGTCATAGTCAGCGATACTCCGCCTGCCAATCCGGTCGAGGGCGACCTGTGGTTTGATAGCATCAGCGCTCAGACCTTCCTTTGGTTTACAGACGCGACCTCAAGCCAGTGGGTGATCGCCAACAACGCGCAGGGCGTGGCGGGTCCGCCAGGGCCTGCCGGCCCAGCTGGCGCCCCCGGCGCGCCTGGAGCGCCTGGAGCCCCCGGCGTGGGCTTCCCCGACGCACCGACAGATGGCCAGATCTATGGGCGCCAGGACGTCGCTGGAACCATGAGCTGGACGGCCGCAGCGGGCATCATCGGCGTCATCAATGGCAGCGACGCCGCCGCCGGTCAGGTCGGCGAAGTCATATCCAGCGTTGTTGCTTTCCTCAATCGGGTGAGCGTTCTGGCCAACGCAGTCACCGTTGTCACATCAATTGCGCTGACGCCGGGAGATTGGGACGTTTCGGGCAATGTTGCGTGTTATTTAAACGCCGAAGTTGCCACGGCGATAAGCGCTAATATTAGTAATTCTGCGACAGTCCTTTCTGCGAATGCGCTTAACGGTTCGATGAATGCGCTTCGGCCAAATGGCGGCTTTGCTAGTGCTCAGACAAATTATCTTCCACTCAATACTTGTCGTGTTTCTGTATCGGTTCCGACGACTTATTATCTTCTTTGTCAGGTCCAAACCGCGACAATGACTTCCAGTGCTAGCGGCTTTATTTGGGCGAGGCGAGCGCGATGATCGACTTCCCAGCCAGCCCCACCATCGGCGATCAGTTCACATCAGGCGGAACCACTTGGGAGTGGGACGGGGCCAAGTGGACGATCGTCCCAGGAACCTCGGGGCCTCCCGTCATCATCAGCGACACGCCGCCCGCCAGTCCAGTAGTCGGCGACTTGTGGTGGGATAGCATCGGCGGCCAGCTCTATTGCTGGTTCGTCGATCCGACCTCGTCGCAGTGGGTGGTGGCGACCAACAACAGCGCGGCGATGCAGGGCTACTTGCCTTTAACGGGCGGCGTACTCAGCGGTCCGCTGACGGGTCAGGCGGCGACCTTCAGCGGGATGCTGACTGGAGTGAACGCCACGCTCACCGGCGCCCTGGTCGCCAGCGGCGGCGGCACGCTCGGCGGCGCGTGGACCTTCAGCAACAATGTGACAGTGAACGGCGCGACGACGCTCGCCAGTCTCACGACGAACGCGGCGACGGCCAACAACGGCCTCACGGTCACGGGCGTTCTCCCCGGCGGGCCGTTCGCCACCTACGGCCTAGCGGTCGATGGCGGCGCGGATGGGGGGTACATCGCGCTGAACGCTGCGACGGCTGCCGCCGGAACCGGCGTCTTTGGTTATGTCGGCGACTTAGCGCGTTGGGGAATCAATCTCGGCGATGGCGCGGCGGAAACCGGCGCCAATGCCGGGTCGAACTTTTCAATCACTTCTTACGACGACACGGGCGCTGCTCTCGACACGCCGCTCTCGATCAATCGCGCCACCAGCAGCGCGACGTTCAGTAGCAACGTCACCGCCATTGGCTTTTTTACGACTAGCCTTGCAAGTGGTGAGTCGGTGATCGAGGTCGGCGGCGGGATACCCCAAGCCGGTGGCGGCCCTTGGTGGTTTCACACTACTGGCGGCGACTGCTTCGTGACTTTTCTCATTGATGGTGCGTTCGGGACCAATTTCGGCCTCAACGCCAACGGCCACTTCTACCAGGGCGGCTGGTCTGACGGCCCTGTTTACACGCAGTTTTGGACGTCAGCCGACTTCGCCAATCCGGCTTGCGACTACCGGATCAAGGCGGATGTCGCGCCGCTCGCCTCGACCTGGGATCACGTCAAAGCGCTCAAACCGATCCGCTATCGGCAGAAGGAATTTTCGTTTCAGGAGCTTCCGGCGCCGACGCAGAGACGCGAGACCAATGTACCGTTGATCGAGGCCGACGATCGAGAGCGCTGGGGCTTCATCGCCCACGAGCTTCAGGAGACGCTGGGTGAAACCGCTGCGACCGTAAGCAAGGATCATCCTGATCGGCTTCAGTCTCCGAACTTGATGGCTTTGATCGCCGCGCTGACGCGCACGGTGCAGGAACTCCAGGCGCGCGTCGAAGAGCTGGAGGCGCGGCCATGATCGACTTTCCAGCCTCCCCTACGGTAGGCCAAGAATTTACTTTCGCAGGCGTTACTTGGACTTGGGACGGGACCAAGTGGCTGGCGGCTGGGACCAGCCCTGGCTTCCTGCCGCTGACCGGCGGAGTCCTGACCGGCAATCTCGGCGGCGTAACCGCTGATTTTAGTGGTCAGGTGAATGCTCAGACGTTGGCTGGCCCAACCGGCGTTACGCCTCCCGTGGCGGCGGCGTCCCCTCCAGTCGCCGACAACAGCCTCGATTTGGCGACCACGGCGTGGGCCAACGCCAACGTCAAGATGGGCGACAACAGGCTCATCAATGGCGACATGCGGGTCGATCAGCGTGGCGTCGCCAGCGGCGCGGGCGGGACGGCGGCCGGTTATACTATTGATCGCTGGCAATATTCTGCGATACAGGCTGCCAAAGGGACATGGACGCGAAGTGCTTCGTCTGCGCCTGGGTTCCCTTATGCCTTGATGTTCACATCGTCGTCGGCTTACGCCGTTGTGAACAACGATATCTTCCTCTTCCTCCAAAACATCGAAGCCGACATGATCAGCGACTTCGCGTGGGGAACACCCAATGCGCAGCCGGTCACCTTGTCGTTTTGGGCTTATTCCAGTCTGATCGGGACGTTCAGCGGTGGTATCCGCAATCTCGCTATCCAGCGTGCTTATCCATTCACCTATTCGATTCCGGCTGCGAACACCTGGACGAAGATCAGCGTCACCATTCCGGGTGACACGGGTGGCGCATGGCCGCTTTCCGGCAGTGGAATCGGCGCGACGCTGGGTTTTAGCCTGGGGGCTGGGACCGGGACTTATAGCGCCCCTGCCAATGTGTGGGGCTCGACTTATGCCCTTGCTGCCCCTGGCTCGGTTAGCGTCGTCGGGACCAACGGCGCGATTTTTCAGATCACCGGCGTCAAGTTGGAGATTGGCCCCGCAGCAACGCCGTTTAATCGCCAGTCGCTGGCCAAGAGTTTGGCGGATTGTCAGAGGTATTATCAGGCAAGAACTAATATGATCCAAATCGTTTCTTACATTAACGCTGGGGCTGATTTATATCAAGTCAATGGACTCCCCGTAACCATGCGTGTTGCTCCAACTGTCAACTTCACTGCTGCTTCATACTCTAATTGCAGTGCCGCTACTCTTAATCAAATTAGCCAAGATTGGATTACTGCACAAGCATCAGCTACAGCGACGGGCATTGCCTTCTTTACCATAACTTACGAGGCATCAGCGGAGCTTTGACCATGGCCTATACGCAAGTCTGGGATTCTACGCGCAACCAAGTCCACGACGGCATTATCCAGCGCGACGAGGACGGCGCGTTCATCCCGTTCGACCCCGCCAACCGCGACTATCAGGACTATTGGGCTTGGCTCAATGAGGGCAACCAGCCCGCTGCGCCAGCGCAGACGCCTGCCCCGCTGCCAGCTAGACCGCCGCAAAAATCAACCCGCAAATGAGCTACACCTACACCAGCTTCCAGGCCGCGCTCGCGAGCGAAATGATCGTTCCGAACAACAACGTGAACGAGCCGAATTTCGTGCTCATTCTGCCGACGATCATCGATTACGCCGAGCAGCGCTGCTACCGCGAGCTGGACTGCCTGCACGCCGAGGCGCGGCAATGGTTCCCGATGACCGCCTATCAGCGCGAGCAGAGTTTCCTGGCGAGCGCCGCGACTTCAGCGAACCCGTCCCCCGCGCAGCAGATCCTCATCCCCGAGCGCGTCATCATCCAGCCTGTCGGCGCCGCGCCTCCGATTGCCGGCGTGCCGCCCACGATGGGAGGCGAGCCCGCCGTTCCGGTCACCGTCGATTATATCGATGCCATCTACAGTGGCCTGTTTCCCGATCCTGGCCCATTTGGTCGGCCGAAAGTCTTCGCGCCGCTCACCGACACGGTCCTCGCCTTCGGCCCGACGCCCGATCAGCCCTATTCCTTCCTGATCCATGGCAAGTGCCGGCCGGTCCCGCTCTACAACGCGCCGCCAGGAGATGGGACGCAGACGACGTTCCTCACCCAGGTCTTGCCCGATCTGTTCCTCGCCGCCGCTATGGTTTCCGCGAGCGGCTATCGCCACAACTTCGGCGCCCAGTCCGACGATCCGCGCATGGCGGTGAGCTGGGAGGGCCAGTACAACGAACTCCTGGGCTCGGCGAAAAACGAAGAGACCCGGAAGCGCTTCCTCGGGTGGAACCAGCTGTCGTCCTACAGCGCGACCCAGGCGGCGCAACCGCAACCGGCCCCAGCGGGATGATCGATGCCTTTCTCCACGGTGAAATTGATGCCGGGAGTCAAGGCGGTCCAGACGCCGACGCTCCTCCAGGCGAATGTCGTCGCGTCTAATCTGATTCGCTGGAGAGGCGGCCTGCCGGAGAAGTACGGCGGGTGGATGAATTTCTTCTCCTCCATCTTGGGGCCCACGGCCGGCGGCCCCTCGAACGTCGCGATCCCCGGCGTCACGCGCGAACTGTGTGCATGGGCTGACCTCAACCTTCAGAACCATCTCGCGGTCGCCGGCACGGCGGGCCTAAGCGCCCTGACGCCGACCCAGAACGGCACGCCATTCACGCGAAACATCTCGCCGCAATATGTGGTGAGCAATACGAGCCAAATCTTCACGACCCAGGCGGGTTCGCCGGTCGTTCAGATCACGGACAACGGCGCGGCGGTCAATAATTACAGCTCGGTCCAAGTCCAATCCCATGTCGCGGTCGGCGGCATCGTCGTCTTCGGTTCGTTCCCGGTTACGGAGCAGATGACGGCGTTGCAGTACACGATCACGCTGCCGTTCAATGCGGTCTCGGCGGCTACGGTAACCGCGCCATGCGTCGCGACCTTCACCTCAGTCGCCAACAGCGAAGTGATCACCGTCGGTCTGCCCAACCACGGGCTGGTGCAGGGCTCAAGCTTCTCCCTCCCGATCCCGACCGGCGTGGGCGCCTACGGGGAGGTCATACTCCAGGGCTTCTTCACCGTTCAGCAGATCATCGACGCCAACAACTTCATCATCTTCGCGCCATTCTCTGTTCCGACGGCGTCCACTGCTTACGAGGGCAATTTCAGCGGCTATCCGCAAATCCTCTATTGGGTCACGCAGGCGCCGCTTCTCCCGAACTCAGGCTGGGGCGTGGGCGGCTGGGGCGTGGGCGGCTGGGGCTCCGGCGCGCAGCCTACCCCGATCGCCGCCAATGTGTTTCCGCCGGCTCCTGGCACGCCGGGGTTCGGCAACATCTCCGAGGACAGTTGGTCGCTCGGCAACTGGGGCTCGCAACTGATCGCGAGCGCGACCAATGGTCCTTTGTTCTTCTGGGACCCGATCTCGGGCATTCAGAACGCTCAGATGATCGCCAACGGGCCGAGCAATTGCACCGGCTTTTTCATTGGCATGCCCGAGCAGCAGATCATCACCTACGGCGCGAGCACGGGTCAGGTGCAGGACCCGATGCTGGTCGCATGGTGCGACAACGCGAACTTCAACGCCTGGACTGCGAGCGTCTCCAATCAGGCGGGAACCTATCGCCTCACGCGCGGGAGCAAGATCGTCGGCGGCATCCAGGGGCCGCAGCAGGCGATGCTGTGGACCGACGTCGGGCTCTGGGCGATGGCCTACATCGGCTACCCCGATGTGTTCGGATTCAACGAGGTGGCGCAAGGCTGTGGGCTGATCGGCAAGGACGCCATCGCGGTCTACGGCCCGCAAGTTTTCTGGATGTCGCGTGACGCCTTCTGGATGTACTCCAACGGCGTCGTGCAAAGATTGCAGTGCGACGTCTGGGATGTGATCGTCAAGAACCTGAACAACGCGAGGGACAGCAGCGGAAATTATCTCTATTTCGCGCACATCCGGGGCGCGGCGAACAGCGGCTACGACGAGGTCATGTGGCACTTCCCCTCGCAGGCCTCGGTGAACGGCGAGAACGATAGCTGGGTCAAATTCAACCCGGTCACGGGCGAGTGGGACTATTCGCTCTCGACCCCGCAGCAAGGCATGGTCGGCAATACGCCGATCAATGTGAGCGCGTGGATCGACAACAACATCTTCGGCCATCCGATCAGCTCGATGATCGCGGCCGGCGGCGCGACCTCCATCATCATGCAAATGGAGATGGGAAACGACGCCAACGGGAAGCCGATCAATTGGATGATCCAGACTGGCTTTTTCATGCTCTCCGACGGCGAGGACAAAGTCTTCGTCGACTTCCTGCTGCCGGACTTCCGCTGGCGGCGCTGGCAGCAGCCGCAGAGCGTCAGCGCCCAGGTCCAGATCACACTTTACACGGCCGAATATCCGGACGATCCGCAAGATCAATGGGTGGCCTACGGTCCCTTTATTGTCACGAATGCCACGGGAGGGATTGAGCCCCGAGCAAGAGGGCGCTATTTCTTCGCCGAGATTCAGGGCAACGACCTCGGATCTTTCTGTAGGTTGGGCGGTATAAAATTCCGGTTCGCCGCAGACGGGCGAAACTGAAATGGCGGGTCAGGTCAGCGGCGGCGAATTGCAGACGTTGATCTCAACGCTGCAAAACGGAAACACGCAACTCGGCCATATTTTTCAGGCGCTAGGCGGCGTTGCCCCGCTGGCCACCGCGATCTCCGCGCTCGCTGCCACCTCCGCCGCCGTCCCGCAGATGGGCGAGGTCGTGTCGCGCACTGGCGGCGCTGGCCTCTCAGCGCCTCTGCCGGACGCCCCAGAGGGCTACGTCACCATCGACATTCCTGGCGTGGGGCCTCGGCTCATTCCTTACTATCCGGTGGGATAGCGCCATGAACGGCTCCGGCTACAACCCTTCGGCGATTCAGATCCGGCGGCAGCTCGGCGCCACGCGGCCGGTTCGCCCGCCGAGACTGCCGACGGCGAACGCGAACCCGAAGCTCGGCGGATCGCTCAACCTTCACTCGCTGATGCGGCCAGGGCGCGCGAGCGGCGGCGCAATCAACGACAGCCCCGAGACCCCGTTCACGGGCGGCATCATGTCGGTTGGAGCTGGTCGCGCCGATGACGTCCCGATGCACGTTCCTGACGGGGCTTATGTCGTGCCGGCGTGGGGGGTCAGCCACCTGGGCGAGGGGAACACGATGAGCGGCATGGCCATGCTCAAGGGCATGTTCGGGCAGCCGTGGGGCGCGGCGAAAGCGCCGTGGGGCGCGCCGCAGCCCAAGTCGATGTCGGGGGGAAAGGGCGTCCCGATCCCGAAGCCTCCGCCCATGCATTTTCAGCCGCCGAATTTCTATCCGCAGGGCATGTCAGCGGAGAACCCCGCGCTCGCGGACCCGAGGCAGAAGCACGGCGGCGCGGCGCGCGGCCCCGGTCCGGCAGTCCCGATTAACGCGAGCGGCGGCGAGTTCATTATCGCTCCAGATGAGGTCGCACGGATCGGGGACGGTAATATCGACAAAGGACACCTTGTCCTCGACAAGTGGATCACGCTTCTCAAGAAGGAAGCCGCGAAGACACTGATGAAGCTACCGGGACCAGCCAAATGAACTGGGAGGACGAGACGTGACCCTCATCCTCCCAGCCTTGGCGTGCCTGCCTGCCTTGCCTTGCCTCGCCATGCCACGCCAAGCCTCGCGCCGCCCCGCCGAGCCGCGCCTTGCCATGCCTCGCATGGCCACCGCCATGCCCCGCCCAGATAACATGATTTGCACGAACTGCAAGGGCGCTCAGCCATGAAAGATTTTAGCCGCGAGCACGAGAACGAGCTGCGCTCGACGCCACCGCGCATCCCGATCCGCTTAGCCGACGACGACGACGAGTTGGGCATCTTAGACATGTGCCGGTTGATGCACCGCGAGCAGCCCTATCACAGCTTAAACATCGGCAAGGTCGCGGCGATGATTCGGCTAGCCATCCATCAAGGGCCGGAGCGGCGCGGCATCCTCGGCGTCATTGGCGAGCGCGATCATCTCAGGGCGGCCATCTTCCTGCTGATCGAGCCGATTTGGTACAGCGACGACTGGCAGATCTTGGAATTTTTCAATTACGTGCGGCCGGAATACCGGCGTCAAGCTTACGCCCAAGACCTCATCAGCTACGCGAAAAAATGCAGCGATCAGATCGGCCTCGACCTGACGATCGGCGTGTTCAGCAACATTAGGACTGCCGCGAAGATCCGGCTCTATCGCCGCTGGGTCCCGCAGTTCGGCGCATTCTTCTGTTACGCGCCGCCGAACCGGAAACCGTTTATCGATCGCCTCGCTGAAATGACCCCCGCGAACAAAGTCGCTGCGGAGTAGCCATGGGCTCCAAGGGCGGGACCACTCAGCAAACGTCATCCTCTTCGGGGCCGCCTCCCCAGGTAATGGCTGAGTATCAGGGCTTAGTCGACCGCGCCACCAACGTCGCGAACCAGCCCTATCAACCCTACACGGGCGAACAGGTCGCCCCGCTGACCAGCCAGACGCAGGCAGGGCTCGGGGGAATCAGTCAGTACGCGGGCGCGGCGCAGCCCTATCTCGGTGCGGCGGGGGCGATGACGATGGGAGCGAGCGCTCCCGTCAATCCCGCGCAATTCCAAGGCATGGGTAGCCTTAGTCCTTTCATGAATCCGTACACGTCCTCGGTCGTCGACACGACCCAGGCCGAAATGAATAATCAGAACCAACAGCAAAGCCAATTTTTAAACAGCGCCAACATCAGTTCTGGGGCGTTTGGCGGCGACCGCGCCGGCATCGGTCAATCGATCCTCGCCAACCAGCAGCAGCTCGCCGAAGCGCCGACGATCGCGGGCCTCAACCAAGCGAACTTCACCCAGGCGATGAGCGACTGGACGGGCCAGCAAGGCGTCAACCTCGCGGCGCAGCAAGCCAACCGGAGCGCCCAGCTCGCGGGCGGCGCCCAGCTCGGGCAGATCGGCTTGAGCGCGCAGAACGCGGGCATGCAGGGCGCACAGGCGGACATCCAGGCGGGCATGATCCCGCAGCAGGAACAGCAGGCGATCGATACCGCCGCCCAGCAGATGTACCAGCAGGGCCAAGCCTATCCGTTCACGACGACGGGATGGCTCGGCAATATTATCGAGGGCGTTGGCGGCCAATCAGGAGGCCAGAGCCAGACCACTTCGCCGGGACCGAACTCGATCACGCAGGGGCTCGGCGCGGCGTCGCAAGGCCTCGGCCTTCTCACCAGCCTCATCCCCGGCCTCTCGGACGTGCGCGCGAAGGAAAACGTGGAGGAGATCGGCAAGACCTACGACGGGCAGAACATCTACCGCTACAATTTCAAGGGCGATCCGCGCACGCAGATCGGCTTAATCGCGCAGGAGGAGGCCTACCACGATCCTGGCAGCGTCCAGCGGATCGGCATGGGTGATCTGCTTGGCATCGACTACGAGCGCGCGACGGAAGGCGCGGCCGAGCGCGGCCATTTCGCCGACGGCGGCGCGCCGGATCAAGGACCGCCTCCTGGCGGCATGACGCAGGGCGTGACGCAGGGCGCGGGCCAGCCGCAGCAAAGACCGCAAGCGATGACGCCCGATCAGTCGCTCATGTACATGGGCGATCCCAGCGCGCGCGCGGGCATGGGCTCGTTCGCTCTCATGGGCGGGACCAATATGCATCCCCAGCCCGAGATGCCGATCGCGGGATCGCGAGGAGCGCCGCCGCCTCAAGTTCCCCTGGGTGGAGGTGGAGCTGGCCTGTCGCCTCTCGGCGCGCCCTTGGAGCCTATCTTCACGAGCCAACCCCAAGGCCAAGGGAGCGGCGGCGCGTGGCGCGGCGGGCGGCAGGGCTTCCAAGGCGGCGGCCAAGCCCCCGTCGCGGGCAACCCCGCGTTCGGCATGGCGACTCCTGGATTCCAGCCTGGGGTCGATCCGCTGAATGATCTCGCGGGCGTCAACGAGGCCGTCTTCGGCGAGGAGACCGCCGGCTCCAAGAACCCCTACTACGGGCTCGATTTTGACCAGATTCAGGCGATCAGCGGCGGGCAGTGGATGCCGCCGCAGACCGGCGCGGTGCAGCCGGACTATGGGAACCTCCAGACCTCGCCCGAGTATGGCGCGGCCGAGTCTTCTCTCGCAGGGCAATTCGGCGGCGGCTACACGCCTGGATCGACGACGCTTGGACCCGGCGGCGCTGGCCCGACAGCTCCTGCCGCCAATGCTGGTGGCGGCAGCGGCTTCATGGGCGCCCCGGCGATGGGCGGGATTGTCGGCGGAGCGCGGAGTCCTGGCGCGATGGGCGCGGCCGGCGCGACGCAAGGCGGGCTGTCTCGGGGCCAGCTCTCCGATATCTTTAGCGAATATTTTGGCGGCGAGTCGCCTGCGCAGGCAGCGCCGCCGCAGGGGCCCCTCCCAGGTCACGCGGACGGTGGTCGCATCGAGCGGCAGATGGGCGGTCCGACGTCGACTCTGGCGCTCCCCATCAATCAAGGGCCATGGGGTGTTCAGAGCGGCGGGAGCGGCGGCGGGAGCCAGCCAGCGGCGAATAGTGGCGGCGGGGGCGGGCCGTGGACGCAGATGATGGGCACCCCGAGCGCCATAAACCCGAGCGGCAACGCGCAAGTCGGCATGGCGAACTGGGCCGGGTTCTCAGGCCCGCAAGGCATGATGGAAGCGGACGCGGAAGGCTTTAGGGCCGACGGAGGAGGAGTGAACATGAACGGTCGCTCTGGCTTCCAACGCGGAGGCAGCCCCTTCACCACGTACCAGCCCACGGCGAACCCGGCGCGCAATCCGCCGACCTACACCGCGCTCGACCTCTCGCACCTGTTCGGGGGCGGGCAGCCGCAGCAAGCGCCGCGCGCCATCCAGATCCAGCGTCAGCTCGGGCAGGCGCGCGCCAAGGCGGCGGTTCAGCGCGGCATGGTGCGCCCTCGCGTCATCGCGCCGGACCCGGTGACCGGCCAGCATCACGACATCACGCCGCAACCGGACCATCCTTCGACCGCGCGCTATCCCGGTTGGCCGACTCCTGGCCCTGGCTCTCCCGAAGGGCTGCCGATGTCGGCGCCACGATCGGTCGCGCCCGTGGGAGGTCAAGATCCCCAAGCCGCGAGGGGCCCGCTGCAGCTGAGTTCGCGCGGTCCTGGCATGGGCTATCCGGCCAGAGGCATAGTCCCGGCAGAGGCAGCAGGAACGCCTGAAGCAGGAACGCTGACCAATGCGGCGTTCCGGTATCCCATGCCGAAGCAAGAGGTCCCTGCGAGATCTTCGCCGATTTATGAGGGCGGGCGCGGCCTCGCGACGGTCACGCCGCCGCTTGAGGGCACGCAGGAGTGGAACAAGCCTTCGACCAGTGTCGAAGAACCGATGGAGAGCCGCGAATTTTCAGAGGCTCCTACCGGGCGACCGCTGGCCGCGCCGAGGCTCGTCGGCGCCGATCCGATGGGGCAAGGCCATAGCCTCTTGGCGCCGCACTCGATGCAGGCGCTCCCGCCGCCGTCGGGCGATGAAGCGCCCATGTGGACGAACGACAACGTCGACATCCCCGGCATTTTCCGAGGCGCGGGCCGAGGGTTCACTGAGGCGCGCGGCGGTCGGGTCATGAGGCTGGCAGGAGGCCGGATCGGGTTCGCCGATGGCGGCGATATCGACACGTCCTACGGCCCGCAACAGTCCGTGAGCGATCTGAGCGATGCGCAATTCGGGAGCGCGCTTCAGGATGAGATGAACCAAGCGGGCTCCGGCAACCTCGGCTGGATCGACCAGCTGGATACCTCGTCGATGGATTCATCGCCCCGGCGCGCTCAGATCGATCCGCGAGCTGTCGCCCAAGCGCCTAGCTTCCAGGGCGCTGGCGGCGGCGGAGGCGGCGGTCCGCCCTTCACTCAAGTCTCAAACATGGGCGGGCCGCCGATCTCCGCGCTCGACCTTTCGGGCCACTACACGCCGACGACCGGCAACGCTCGGGGGGCGACCTACGTCCCTGGCTCTCCTGGGGCCGGCATCAGCCCGAACGCGCGCGCTCAAGCGCCGGAGCATCCTGCGATCAAGATGGCTCGGCATATCTACGCGGCGGGCCATGCGGCGGGGAGGAAAGCGGCGGCGGCGCCAAATATCGACACGTCCTACGGCCCGCAGCTCTCGGACAAGATCGATACGTCCTACGGACCGCAGCAGCCGCCTGCAGCCTATGGCCACAGCTCGATCTCGCCCAGCTTCCAAGGCGGCGGCGGCGTCATGGGCTCCTCGCCCGTGATGAACGCGGGCGGCTACACGCCACAGGGCGAGGGCGTGACCGGCCAGACCTCGCAGGGCCGAGGCATGGGTTTCGGCGACCTGTTCGGAGGCGGCGATCGGGCTGGCTTCGCCAGCGGCGGGCTGTCTTCCACAGCCGATCCGTTCCTGGCTGAGATCACAGCTTCGATGCCGCAGGCGCAAGGTGGGGGCGGGCACGGGCCTCCTGCGCCGCCTCCACCGGCGCCCCCTCCGCCGGCCGGCCAAGATCCGACGAAGGGGCTCGGCGACAGCCTGGGCAAGCTCGGCACCGCCGCGAAGAAATTCATGGGCCAGGACGCCGGCAACCAGACGACGCCGCAGAATTTGTCGCCGGCTGATCAGGCCACCATGCCGAACTTCACGCCGGCCGACACGTCGACGATAGACGCTGGGATGTCAGGCTCCGTCTTTGACGGGCTCCAAGACTCGGATCTCGGCTTTAAGACAGGAGGTGGCGTAGGGCTTGGCTCCCTGCGCGGTGGCTTTTCAGATGGGGGGACGCCCGATACGGCCGATGCGCCCTCTGGGTTCGATCTCGCCGTTACGGGCGCTGCGCCGGTAGCCGCTCCGACGGGCGGTGGCGCCGCTCCTGCGGTGCCGGACTTGATCAAGCAGAACTTCGGCAGTCGGGCTGGATACGCCTCGACCATCTCCTCGCTCGAAAGCGGTTATGGCAAGAACTATGTCGGCGATGACAGCTCGTCGTTCGGGCCATTCCAGCTGCATATGGGCGGGCTCAGCGAGAAATATCCCCACCCTGGCCTCGGCGATGAGTTCAAGAAACAGACTGGCCTCGATGCGCGCGATCCCAAGACCGTGCCGCAACAGATCGCCTTCGTTTCGGACTACACGGCCAAGCACGGCTGGAACGACTGGTCGACGAAGGCTCAAGCAGACAAGATAGCGGGCGGAGCCGACGTCCCGAGCGCGAGCGCTCAGCCCGCCCAAGCGAGCACGGAATCCTACGGCGGCGGCTTCCAGCTTCCTGGCCCAAGCCAGAGCGGTCCTCCACCGGGCCAGCTGGACCGATCGAATCTCCAGGCGCCCACCATGGGCGACGAGCTGAAGCACGATCCTGGCGGTTACCTGATGAGCGTCGGCGCGGCGATGATGGCCAGCCGCTCGCCCTGGCTGGGCGTCGGCATCGGCGAGGGCCTCGTGGCCGGCAACAAATATCTCCAAGAGCAAAAGGAGCTGGAGAAGAGCTGGGGCTCGACCCAGGCGCAAATCAACAACCTGTCGCAGGAAGCGCGCGACCATGGCGCGGACGCGGATCTGAAGGCCCAGCAGATCCAGATGGGCGCGCTGAATATGAGGCTCTACATGGCGGTGCTGCGCCAGAAGGGCTTGCTCGGCGGGGGGAGCACTAGCGACGGATCGGCCCCGTCAGGGCCCACAGGAGGCCCAGCAGCGCCCTCGACGGGTCTCAAGCCCTTCACGGGCCTCGGCGACCAGACGGGCTCCAGCGCGGCTCCTGGCGGCCCTGGGGGGCCGTCTGGCGCGGCTCCTGCGGGCAGCATCCCTAGCCTCAACGATGACCCAGCCTATAAGGCGGGCGTCGCCCTGGAAGCGCAGGGCAATCAGCAAAACATCATCAGGCCGGGGATCGGCAACGATCTTATCACAAAAGGCAAGGCCCAGCAGGAAGCCGCGAAAGCAGCCTGGGATAAGAAGGCCGAGATCGCGGCCAAGGGGCAAGAGGCGGTAACGTCGGCGACGACCGAAGCGCAAAAGCCTGCCCTTCAGTCCTATATAGAGAACAGGCAGAAATTCGAGCAGAACTACGACCAGACCCGGAGCGAAATCTCCGAGCTGTCGAACATCTACCAGCATTTCCAGGCCGGCCGCTCGACCGAGGCGCAAGCCGAGCTGGCGAGCTGGGCGAATGCTTTCGGCCTCAAGCTGCCCCAAGCGGCTGGCTTCGACGCCGGAATGAAGTCGGCGATTCAGCAGGCCTTCGCTGCTGTCGCCAACTCGGGGCTCCAGAAAGCGCCGCGCGCGGGATTGCGCGAGGCCACGATGATGGTCGCCTCGCCATCGCGCGACCCGGCCGCGTTGCGCAAGATCCTCACCGATCAGCTCGCGACGCTCGATTACAATCACGATCTCTACCAGAACGTCCCTGGCCACAATCTGAGTGTCAGCGATGACATCGAGGGCTTCACCAAGGCGCACAAGTACGAGGACTATCTGGGCAAGGCGCGGAAAGAGATTCCGCTGTTCAAGGGCATCACGCCCGAGACGCTGAAGACTACGACCGGCGAAGATTGGCCGGCACCGGCTTTGCCGAGCGGCCTCCCGGCTGGGACGAGGTGGAGTCCATCGCAAGAGAAGTGGTTCGACCCGTCGGGGAGGGCTTACGACCAGACTGGGAAACCGATCTGATGGCCGCGCTCCCCGATGATCTGGTTGACCCGGCACCGCCGCCTTCTGCTGCGCCCGCTGCGCCCGCGCTCCCGAGTGATCTCGTCGATCCAGCTGGCGCAGCTCCAACTGCGGGAGCTGACGATAGCGATAGCACCGCAGGCGCCTTCGGCTACGGCGTGATCAAGGGCATTCCTGGCGGCTCAACTATCGCCTCGCATGGAGTTCCGATCGCCATGCGTATTGGCAACGCCCTGAACTGGCTGAAGGGCGGCCCCAACGCAGACCAAATAAAAGCCATGGGCGGGGTGCCCCAAGATGCTGACGCGGCAAGCGCGGCGCTGTCGTCCAAGGGCAAGGCAGCGGCTGAAGAACACCCATGGCTTTATACGGCGGGAACCGCGCTCCCGATGGCTTTGGCTCCTGGGAGCGGCTCAGTCGCGGGGGCGGCTGGCTACGGCGGAGCGCTTGGCGTCAGCGAGGGCGTCGATGAAGGCGACAGCTACGCCGGCATCGCCACCAAGGGGGTTCTTGGCGCGGCTGGAGGAGGTCTTGGAGCCGCCGCCATAAACAAGGTCGTTCCCGTTTTTGGAGACGCCACGCGCAAGGCCGTTCTTGAAGCCGCACAGCGCTTGAACACGACCATGCCGCGCTTCGCGGCCTCGACGAGCCCGCTTGTTAAGCGTGCGGGCATGATTGGCTTCAGCGTCCCTGGCATGTCGACGCCGATCGAGGAAGCAACCCACGCATCAGTGTCAGGAATGGGCGCTGCTGCGGAGCAGACGGCGGCTGGCGCGACGAAGCAAACCGCTGGCGAGGCGGCGAGCACCGGCCTCAAGGATTGGATCGGACCAACCTCACAAGGCGAAGTCGACGCCTACTACAACCGCGCCAACGCCGCGATGAATCAGAGCGCCAAAACGCCGCTCTATACGACGCAGTCCATCGCCAGTCAGATCGCCCAACGCCGACAAGCCGCCGGCATCTCAGGCACCGGAGGCGCGGTCGACCACGTCATGGATGCGCTCCAGCGGCCCGGTGGGCTGACATACAACGGCATCAAAGATCTGCGGTCGAGCGTCGGCGAAATGATGAACCAGAGCATCCTCCCGCAGGGGATGTCTGGGGCCGAGCTGAAACAAATCTACAGCGGCTTGAGCACCGATCTCGATCGCGCAGCGTATACGGCTGGTGGCCAGCAAGGATTGCAGCTGCACAACGCCGCGAACGCTTTCGCGAAACAAACCGCCGACCGCCGGGATCAGTTATCCGCGCTCTTGGGTGGTCCGAAGGCGGGTGCGTCGGATGAGGCGGTCTTTCAGGCGCTCAAGACCGCCGCTGGCAAAACAGGCGGAGCAGACATCGATCTCTTGAGGAAAGCGAGCACGGCCATTACGCCGCAGAGCTGGGACCATGTCGCTCGTGGCATGGTTTCGACGCTGGGCCGAGACGCCGATGGCAACTTTAGCCCGCAGCGTTTCATAACCGATTACGGGAAAATCTCGGACGACGCGAAGGGCGTCCTGTTTGGGCAGAATCCCCAGCTGCGCCAGAACCTCGACGACCTCCACACTGTATCATCACAGTGGAAGAGCCTTTACAAATACGCGAACCCCTCGGGGACCGCCGGACATGGCGCGGGCATCGGCATGGCGATCGAGGGCTGGCGCCACCCGCTTAAAACGCTCGGGCTGTATCTCACTGGATCAGGCGTTGGCAAACTCTTGGCGACCCCTGCGGGCGCAGGAGGAGCCGCAAATTTTGTGAGGGCAGTAGGCTCTGGGAATCTCAACGCGATCCGAGACGCGGCGACGCGGGTTTCGGCGACCGCAGGGGCACAGTTTGGCGCGCGCGTCGATCCTATGGCGCTGGCCGCCTTGGCGATGGAGCGGCCTTGGGAAGGAGAAGGTGGAGAGCACGGCGCAGGGGATACAGGCGGCGGCGGGCAGCCTCAATGAGAGCCGCGCGCGCCTCGCGCGTCTCGCGCGCATTGTATTCCTCCAACGACTCCCCGCCTCGCGCCTTCTGCGCCCTCCAATATTCCTGCGCCCATTTTTCGCGCTCCTCGGTTTCCTTGCGGTCGGTAGAACCGCCGAAAAGCACTTCGGCAAGAAGGATAAGGATGAAGGTTGCGGGGGAAACAATCCAAATGACGGTCACGGTTTCGACTCCTGTAGGCGACATAAATATAGCGTTATTTGCACGATCTGCAAGTGCCGGTCAGGGCTCGCACACGGACGCGATGGTCATCAGGTCAGGCCTCCCGGCGCCGCTGCGCTGCCGCTTCAAGATCTTCTGCTCGGCGAATGAGCCCTGCGGCTCTCGCCCTCAACTGCTCGGCGCGCCTGATCAGAAATTCTGGGGCGACCTCATTGGCCGTGAAGCGTTCGCCGTCGATGGCGAGTTCCAATTGATCGGATTCCAGCTCAGTTGCGATGATCTGTCGGAGGCGAGTCCGGCCCAGGCGCTCGCGGGTTTTTTCCGGCAGGCTTGCCCAGACTGTGTCTTCAAGCGTGGTGGAGCGGTGCTTGTCGGCAAGGGCGGCTTGGATACGGTCTGTGATGGGGGTCTGGTCATCTTGCATCTGGCTGTCTCTCGCGTCACCCTTCCGATCCCCTACCATGACGCGAGAGACACCGAAAGTGGCGATTACAAGAGACAGAGAAGGACCCATTCAGCGGGTGATACTGGCGACGCTGACGCGGTTAAACAACCTCACTGTTCTCGATTTGACGGCGATAGGGCTCAAGATCGAGCGCGAGAAAGCGACAGACATCCACATCAGAAGCATGAAGCGCGCGCTGAAGCGTCTAATCGAAACTGGGAAGGTCATCGAAACCCGCTTTCGCACAAAGAACGGGGAGAAACAATATTCGCTCGTAGGCGGAGCCCAAAGGAAGCGCGAGCGGAAACCGCCGCCGCGAAAACCGCTATCGGTCGTCAAATAGGAGGCCGCCACGGCTAGCACGTACACCCCCAACCTCGCCCTCGAAATCCCGGCTTACGGCGATTACGCAACGACCGGATGGTCGTCGCCGATGGACAACTCGCTCACCCAGCTCGACACGGGTTACGGCGGGTTCCTCGCCCTCTCCTGCACAGGCGGGAGCCTCTCCCTCACCGTCGCCCAGGCCTCGAACCCGGTCATCGAGCTGTACGGCACGCTGAGCAGCGACCAGTACATTTCCTTCCCGCCGATCGCCGGCCGCCGCGTCATTATCCAGGGGATCAATCTCAACGGCTTCACGCTCTATGTGCGCGGCAACAACTTCAACGACCTGACGGGGATCTATTTCTTCACCAGCTTCGGCATCCCCTATCCGATCATCGTCACCCCGAGTCGGGTCTACTGGGATTATGGTCCCGTTGGGCCGGGGACGATCGCGGAGATGCCGACGACCTTCATCCACAACGGCTGGCTGCCGTGCGACGGCCGCTATGTGAGTCAGACGCAGCACGATCTCCTCTACGACATCATTGGCGGGACCTGGGGGATCAGCGGCGCCTATTTCGCGCTTCCCGATTATCGCGGGTCGGTGACCGCGATGGCGGACAACATCGGCGCCGTCCCGGCCTCGGGGCCTTACTCCGTCAATGAGGGTAGCCGGGGCGTCCTGAACGGCTGGGGGGTGGTGACCTTCGCGGGCGAGGCGGCGCATCAGCTTCAGGTCGCCGAGCTGCCGGGGCACAATCACCCCGGCAGCGGGGACTCGGGGCACGCGCACGGCGTCTACGATCCTGGCCACGCGCATGGCGGGGTCGTCACCGGCTTGTCAGTGCCGGGACCGATAGCGGGCGGACAGGGCGGCAATCTCGCCATGGGCGTCTCCGCTGCGGCGGGAACCGGCATCGGCATCGAGGTCGGTTACGCCAACATCGTCGTCGCGGCGCAAGGCAGCTGGGTGGCCCACAACAACGTCCAACCGACGACATGCACAATGAAGATGATCAGGTGGTAGCCCAACGGTCACGGAATCGTGTTATCGCCTGAGGGCTCGAAAGGGAGAGACCCCCCAAAAGGAGAAAAAGCAATGGCACGAGGTCAACGTCAGCTAGTTTGGATTACACCAGTTCATTTCGATCACTCGGGACGCCCCGTCGATCCCGACTATGGAATCGATGAAGGCGGACGCCCCGGACAGGGGCTTCCCGGTTGGGGCGGTCGTCCCGAAGGCGGGTGGGATCGTCCCGAGCGTCCCGAGCGCCCTGGTCACCTTCCGGGTTGGGGCGGTCGCCCTGTCGATCCGGGCTATGGCGTCGAGGGGCCTGAGGGCGGCGGCGGCGAGCCTCCCGTCTGGCCGGTCGATCCGGAATACCCGGATCAGGGCCTGCCTCCGTCTGTGCCTCCTGGCATTCCGGAGCTGCCTCCGGGCGCCATCTGGCCGCCGTTGCCTCCGAGCATTCCTCCCGGCAAGGCAGTTGCGATCATCTACATTTCCGGCGTCGGCTCGCGCTGGGCGGTGATCGATGTTCCGGAGCGCCCCGAGCGGCCCGAGCGGCCGGTCGATCCGGACTATGGCGTCGATGAAGGCGAGCAACCCGAAACCCAGCCGCCAGGACGGCCAGGACAGGGCTTGCCGCGCCCGCCGCAGGGTGGCCGTCCAGAGCGCCCCGGCCAAGGCTTGCCTCCGCAACGTCCGGGTATGCCCGAGCGCCCAGAGCGTCCCGAGCTTCCAGGCCAAGGCCTGCCCCCGACCCGCCCGACACCTCCCGCAGGCGGCGTCGGCGGCAGGCCTCCGCAGCGTCCAGGCCCAGCTCCGATCCCGCCGCGTGAGCCGAAGCGGTAAAACAAATCGCCGAGTCTCTAGCGCGGGGACATAGGCGGTAAGGCAGCGGCGGCGCGTTCCTCCCACAGCGTCGCCGCAGCTGATTTTTTGCACAGCTTGCAAATTACGTGTTATGAATTTGTGGTCTTAGAGTCGTAAACCCAATCTCGAAAGCGGGGTACTTCGGAATGAACAAGCTTCTATTGACCACAGCGCTGTTCGCGGCGATCGGCGCGAGTCCGGCCAAGGCGACGCTCCAGATCGCCTTCACTGACGGTTCGACCGTAGTCACTTGCGCCGACGGTCAGTCCTGCGATCTCGCTGGACCGGCGCACAACATCATCATCCTCAACGAGACGGTGGGCGCGTTCCACATTATCGGCACCGTGGCCGCGAGCGTCAGCGGCTCGGCCGAGGATAACCTCCAGTTCTCAACCTCGCTGATCTCGAACAGCGGATCGAGCGAAGGGCATTTGCGGATCGTGGTGGGCGACACCAATTTCGTCGGCCCGGTCAATGCGGTGCGGGAGAGCGCATCCCTGACCTTCAACGATGCGCTCGGCAGCGGGCCTTCGACGCTCGGCTTCTTCGCCGATCCGGCCAATGGCCAGCCAGCGGGCATCGGCCTCGCCACTCCCGGCCAGACCCTGTTTCAGGACAGCGGCTCGCCGTCGTCCAACCCGTTCTCGTTCGCGGGCTCCAACCTGTCGCCGTTCTTCGCTAATGGTCCGTTCAGCATGTCGGAAGCAGCTACGCTCGGATTGCGCGGCGGCGCGAGCATCACCGGCTTCAACGAGAGCATGGAATCGAACGCGATCCCCGAGCCCTCGACCTGGGCGATGATCTTGCTCGGCTTCGGCGTGCTGGGGCTCCTCGGGTTTCACAAGCGCAAGGCCCAGCTCGTGGTCTGACCGGCTTTCTCCAGTAGTCGGTTCTTGGGGCGGCTTCGGCCGCCCCTTTTTGTTGCGGGAACGAATCGAGATCGTTCGCGACCGCCGTGCGGATGTGGCATAACGATGGCGGGCTAGCCGTTCGGCATGGGGGAACCCATGACCCAACTCACAGAACATTTCACGCTCTCGGAGTTCACCGACTCGCAGACGGCAGCTCGCCAGGGCATCCACAACGTGCCGCCGGCCAGCAGCCAGGAGCGCAAGAACATCCAGCGCACCGCAGAGGTGATGGAGAAGGTCCGCACCCTCCTCGGCGACAAGCCTATCTTGATCAGCTCGGGCTACCGCTGCCCACAGCTCAACGCAGCGGTGGGGGGCAGCAAATCGAGCGCCCACATGAGCGGGCTCGCGGTCGACTTCAGTTGCCCTGGCTATGGCACGCCGCTCCACATCTGCAAGCACTTGCACTCGCACATGAAGGAGCTGGGCATCGACCAGCTGATCCACGAATATGACACTTGGGTGCATCTCGGGCTGCGCGCTACTGACATGACGCCGCGTCATCAGGCGCTGACCATCGACAGCAAGGGCACCCGCAGCGGGTTCGCATGATGCTCGCCCAGCTTCCGCCGACGGCCTCCACAAAGATTGTCGATTACCCAGGAGTGGTTGCGTGCATTGGCATCGCCACCGTCACTGCGGGGCTTTTGTGGGTCATCAATCGATACGATGCGACGGGCGGCACGCTGACCATCTCACTGATTGTGGTGCTGGCGTTTGTCGCGGTCGTCGCGTTCTCTTTGCTCTACAATATCCCTTCAGACGATGAGGTGACGCCGGGAGTTGTTGGCGGCCTCGTCGCCGCGTTCGGCGCGGTCGTCGCGTTCTGGCTGGGGAGATCAAGGGAAGGTCCGAAATGAGTCCGCTCGGAATCATCCTCCTCATCGTCCTGATCGTCATCTTGTTTGGAGGGATCAGCCCGCACTTCTATCAGGGCGCGCCTTGGGGACCGGGCTACGGCTGGGGCAACGGCGGGATCGGCCTCATCGGCATCCTCCTGATCGTCCTCCTCCTGCTGCTGGTCTCGGGGCACTTCCCGTACTAAAGGGGAGGCCGCACTTCCGTAGGAGGTAAATCTAGGAGAAGGCGGCCTCCCAAGTCGCCCCCCGCAAGGGCGGTGCAAGGGGGGCTGACATGGCTAGGTTGTGGGACCCAGCCAATTCCACGCCTATAGCGCGGTCCACGGGGATTTGCACGTTCTGTTTTGCACCCCGTGCTAGGGATAACTACCTAGCGCGGGGGAAGTTCCTCACCGCTGGCCGCTCCAGCCATCTTCGATCCACGGGGCGTCTTCTTGCCGTCGCTGCGAGTGCTTGGCCCACGGCGGCTCCTCGGGAACCTTGGCCCGGTCTTGCCGTTGCAACTCTTTGATATTCGCGCGCAGCGTTGCGATGGCTTGTCTGGCTTCGTCCAGACCGGGCTCCCCGGCTTTCTCCAAGCGGGCAAAATCAGCCTCGCAGATATCAAGGATCTTCCAGTACGGCTCTAGGTCCAGCATATTCGACTCCGTTGACTGTCACGACAGCGCGATCAGCTGATCGGCGATGGCGTAGGCCGTGTCCGTGTCCTTCGTCGACCAGTCCGTGACCGGGTTCTGGCCGCGCCGCACGATCGCCAGCGAGACAGCGAGGATGGCGTCGCGCCGCGCCTCGGAGCGCTTGATCGCGTTGCCGTTAGCGGCGGCGGCGATGCCGAGATCCACATCGCCATGGATCTCCTTGTCGGACGGCGGGATGGAGCCGAGCATGCGCTTGAACGCAGGGGCTTCGCGCAGCGGCGCGCTCGCTGGAATGCCGACGCCAGGGCGAATGGCTTCGTGATCAGCAAGAGAAGATGTGGTGGCTTGGTAGGCGTCGTCACTCATTTGAGTTGTTCCTTCAGTTTATTGAGTCCCCTGGCCCGGTCGGGGTCTTGGACCGTCTCTGGCGCCGTGACCTCGATGCGCGGCTCGTCGAGGTTCCAAGTCGGAGGCAGCTTGGTGATCTCAACCGTCCAGTCGCGGTCTTGCTCACCGGCGCGATGCTGAAGCGCCTCTGGCGCATAGGCGGTGTAGCAGCGTTGCGGCCACGGGTACTTCCAGATGGCGTGCTTGCGACATGCGGCGGCCGAGGGGGTCGCCAGTGTGATGGCGATCACAGCGAGCGCGGCCCGTTTCATGCGCCACTCAGAGCTTCAAGGACTTGGGCGAACGAATGATGATCCTCAAGGACATTGCCTTGCGCCTTCTCAAGCCACTCGCGGCTCTCCATCATGTATGGCGGGATCAGCACGAGCCCCTTCTCCCCGTCGAAGCGGACGAGCCCGACGAATCCGGTGCGCCGAATCAGCCATGCCCGCAGCTCGGGGTCCCGGTGGGCGTCAGGGTATTTCGGATCACACCAGATCTGGATGGCGGGGATTCGGACCTCGCCGAACTTGGGGTCCTGTGCCGTCACATAGTCCGGCATGATATCGATTACGTAATGGCTTCGATCCGGGCGGCGCAGATCGCTCGCGTCATCGCCCTGAAGCCAGACGCAATTCCACATGCCGCATTCCCAGGGAAAGCCTAGCTCCGGCTTGTGGTAGACGGCGCACCCCTTCCCGTGGCGTTGATGCTGGCAGCGCGTGTTCGAGGGCTTGTTGATGCCTTTGACGGGCAGCAAGCGGCAGCAAAGGGTACAGCTCCCGCATTCTCGACTCATGTCATTCCCCTTGGGCCGCCGCACGGCCCCGTTGTTCAGAGCGTGTCGTCGCCCTGGATGTCGATTGTGCCGAACATGGCCTCGTGGCGTCCCGGCGCGCAATTGCAGATGAAGGCGTCCATCCGCCGCATCGCGACTTGCAAACTATCCGAGATCACGGGCATCAGCGGCGGCTCGCTCGGTGCTGGCGGCAGCGGCAAATGCCGAGGCGCTTGCGATCGATGGTCGCTGCTCCGGTAGCTCTCCAGCTGCGCTTGGCTCCTGATGTAGTCGCGTTCGAGCTGGAGGCGTGTGCGCTGTTCCTCCACGAACATGCGGAGGAGCGCATCGTGCGCCTGTCGGAGGCGCCGCAGCTCTTCGTTCTCCACCTCCGCGTGCGGCTGATATGGCGACGTGATCGTGCGCAGCTGGGCATCGCTTTGGTCGCGATCGGCGCGGGCCGCGTCGCGGGCCGCCTCGCAAATGCGCAGCTTCTCCTTCAGCTCGGCGATGTAGGTGAGCAGCGTCTTGTTCGGGTCCAGCTCGGGCCGCTTTGGCCGCGAGAGAATCGCGCTCCCAACGAGCGACAGTATGAATGCGAGTGGTCCTGTCATGTGCTCTCCTCCTTCAGTAACCATTTCCTCGACTTGCTTCGACCCGACCATTCCCTTGCCCCTTTCTTTCCAGCGCCTCCAGCCGCGCCGTCATCCACTCCACCTCGCGCCGATAGACGATCAGCGCGGCTAGCGTGGCCTGGGTCGCTTTCTGTGTGCGCCATGCGTACCAAGCGCTCCCGGCGACCATGACCAGAATCCAGATTTGCAACGCGAGAGTCGTCCACTGGATCATTGGATCGACTCGATCCAGTCGATGACCTTCTCCCGGTCCTCGCTCATCGCGTGCATCGTCCCAGCCAAGACGAAGGCGTGGTGGATCTTCATATCGCGCCGCCGGTTGACCTCGACGCCGATCAGCTGAACTGCATGCTGGAGATCCCCGGCGCGCGCCAGCTCCAGCGCCCGCGCTTTGAGATCGGCTAGCCATTCCTCCTTCGTCTTCATTAAGCCCCCACCTTGTCAGCGACGACGCGCCATGCTTTCAACTGCGCCAACGAGATCCGAGCCATCTCGTCCGGGGGTAATTCGTTCACCCATTTCTCAAGTTCAGGGCGGCCCTTTTGGGCCATGTTCGCGCCGCGCATCTCGATCGACGGCGTCAGGAGATCGGAACGCTCGGTGCGTTTACGGGATGTCCCACCGGGAGCTTGCGAGGGGGTTTTCGCCGCTCCCGGTGGCGCTTGCGAACCGGATAATTGCGGCTGATCCGGCTCGGGCGTGACGACCGAAGAGCGGGGAGCCCCCTGGTCGCCAGCATCCGGAGCCGGGGGAATCTCGGCCCCAGATTCAGATAGTTGCGCGGCCCCCTCGGAAGCCCCGGCGCCTACTCCGGAAACATCGTCATGGGGGGCCGCGCGTTCCTCGGACGCAGGAGTCGCCACGTCGTCGGAAGCTGGAAATTCGCCGGTCTCGGGATCGACTCCTACGAGAAAGTCTAGGCGGTCTGACAGTACGCGCGGCGCCTGAACCCGGTCCGCGCGATCGCGGTCAACATCATATAGCTCATCATCCCGCGATAACAAACCAAGGATGTCGCTCGACATTGGGAGCTGCTTGGCATGACGCCGCGCGACCGTTTTTTTCGCCATCTCGGCGAACGATCGCCGCCACGCGGGCGAGAACTCGCCCTTGCGGTTCTTCCGCGCATAGGTATCGCGAACCAGCTCGACCTCGGCGCGGGTCATGACGTCGCGCGACTTGTCCCCACCCTTTATCGTCGCGACGGAATAGACATGGGTGAGGACACCATGGTCGAGATGTTGACGCAGGCGCTTGTTGAAAGCGGCCTCGTCTTCGTCCGTGCCACGCTCCAGCGTGGGGGCCATGTAGGGCTTGTGGCGGATGAACGGGGTATCGCCCAGCTCGTAGTCGAAGTGATCCTTGGAGAAGACTGCCGTCACATCCCATGAGGTGACGTCGCCCGACCGGCGGACCTTCTTTCTGACGCCGGCAACCATCGGCATCCAAGTGACTTGACCGTCGAAGGCAACCAGGGCGCCGTCATGCCCGTCCGGCACCAGCCCGTCGCTCGCCGCCTTCATGGCCGCGTTCATGAGGCTCCGCCGGTTGCAGTTGAGCAGCTCCGGGTTAAGGGCGACCGCCGTCATAATGACGCGAACGAACTTTTTCGGGCTGATGCCGGACCCGGCCAGCGCCGCCTCGAACTGGCTTACGCGCTGGCCCAGCTCCTGCGCGATCGTGAGATCTCTAGACTCCGCCATCATCGATTCCTTTGACCGAAACTTGCGGGTATTGCGTCGGCTTCACGGTGTAAGATTTCTTTTTAATTACTTTCACCGTCACCACGCGCGAACCGCAGCGCGCGCCAGGAGCATTGGCCAACTTCATCATGATCCGCGCGTCGAGGATCTTGCGCTGATCCGTCGCGTCCGCGCCCGCCTTTTCGACCTGCTTAAATTGGGCTCGATCGTTGAGGATGTCGCGAAACTCGCCATCGTCCGACAGATCGATGATCGGCCCGGAGCCTTCCTCGTAGAGGTCGAAGACGGTCTTCCGATCTTTCCCGAAATCCGGGTCATAGGGCTCGTCCTCGGCCACGCGGCGCCAGAACTCGCCAACCAGATCCTCGATTCGGTGAATCAGGTGGGGCTTGAGCGGGATGTCGATGTAGAGCACCTCGATGCCGCCGTCGCCAAGCTTCATCGCCGCCACGCCAGCCCAGGACGCGCCGATCAGATAGGCCTCGATCGAGGCCTGGACGGCCACCCAGGTAGGCACCGCGATGTCGCCGTGCTCATCGTGCCAGCGGCGCTTGAACGCGAACTGGCCGACCGTTTTGATCTGGACGGTCCCTCGGCCGTAATCGGTGGGCCGGGTGGCGTAGACGTCCGGCGTGGCGCCGATCCGCGTCGAATCGTCCCAGTAATAGACGTTGGCTGGGCTAAGGTGCCAGTCGGGGTAATCCTCCTTTAAGATCTCGATGACGATTGGCTCGAACAGCCGTCCCCGCCGCAGGATCTTGCTGTCACCGGGCTCTGGGATCTTCTCGCACTTCAGCGCCCAGAGTTTGTAAGGCGTCAAAAACGGATGGATCTCCGGGCCGAACAGCGCCGCGATCTCGCTGGCGTTGACGTTCTGCTTTCGCCGCGCGAGCCATTCCTCGCGGGAAGACACTGGCCAGCTATGGATCATTCAGCCTTCACCGCGCGCGTCTTCTGGTTAACGAGGTATTTGCGAACCATCGCCCGATGCCCGATTTCGGCGTCCTCCCAGCTGCTGTAGCGCTCACAATCGAGCGATGTCGGATAATAGATCCGCTCGCCATAGGCCCCCTCGAACCATTTGCCTTCCTCGATAAAGGCCATGGACTCGAACACGAGCGGCGGCCCGCCGCCCATGTGCCGGTGATCGAGGCCCAAGAAAACGGTGCTCACGTACTTGGTCTTGTTG